AATAAGAAAAAATATACTGTTGAGAAACAAATAGTTGATAATAATTAAGATGTGGGGGGGGGGTAGTCTATGAGTGATAGATAAATATTATCAATTAGACAACATGGCTATTTATGTAAAATCATTAGTAGTATATAATAGTGTTAAGTATTATATATTAGATGTGTTTATTGATAATATATTTACTAAGCAATATAATATAAAAACTAATGATATATTATTAACAGAAGAACATATTGTTATTAATGAAGTAAAGTTTATTAGAAATTATTATCAATAAGAAACAGTAACCACATGAAAGTACATCCGTTTTCATAATGGTTACTGTTTTTGTAACCGTGTGCCTAGTTACAAATTTTTTTTATAAATTTTTTATCTCACAAAAATCTGGGGTAACTTCAAGAATAATAATAAAAGCAATAATACAATAGTGAATTTTTTTTTCAAAAAAAATAAGCCTTTTTCAAGGCTTAGAAGAATCGGTCTTCTATATCTGGATGTCTATTACCACCTGTTAAGACAGCACAATATTTTTTATCAGCGTGAAAGACATTTACTATTCCCATCCATAGGGAACATATCTTTTTTCAATCTCTGCTATTAACATATCTAAGGATGGTTTAATTACTTTGGTATATTTCATTTGTTTACCTCCTTTTTCAAATATCCATTGGGTTACAGTCTTCACAATTCGGCGTAACTTCACCATGTAGCCAACGACAATATCTACAGCAGTATCTACTATCCCAGTAATCACAGTCATTTAAAAAGCAATCATTACAAGGACATTGTTCTTCTTCCACTTCTATTTACCGTCCTTTATTAGCTCAGGATTATCGTAGATATTTCCGAAAACTTCTACATCTTCTGGTGATTCTATGACATTAAAAATGTTATCAGACACACCGTTAGTAGTGCATTTCAGAACATATTGATTATTCCATTCTCCGTTATCAAGCCTTTTACCTCTGAATAAGATTTCACGCATTTTTTTCTTCACCGTCCCGTCTGTTCCATGCCGCTATAGCTTCTTTCTGTTCGGAAAAATATTTCATAGTGGAAGCACCACATTCTCGGCACTTTACAAAATAATCATCTTGGTTAATTCTAGACTCTGTGATTACTGCTTGTAGTCTTCCTTCACCGCCGCAGAAGGGACAAGGCTTCATTCTTCCATGCTTATGCTCTTTTACAAGTTGTTGTTTATACTTATCTTTTATGTCACTCCATATTTTTATAGTTTTTTCTTTATTATCTATTGCTTCTCTTTTTGTTTTGAAGCATAAACCTGCCTCCATTAATAATAAATCTTTAGCATCTCCTAAAAAACACTTAGAACAGTAATCACCACAAGGCGCAAGATACCAATAAGTTGAATTATATTCAGGGTTAAAGGGCGGGTTTTTTGCTAAATACTCCTCATTTTCAAAAAATCCTCTAAATTTTTGATAGAATAAGTAATGCCATTAATCGTTCCTTTTAAAATATAGGCATACTCTTTTTCATTATTTTCATGTTCAAGACCTTTAAAGTATTTCAATAAACATACTAATCTGTCTAATATTTGTTCTTTCATCATTTACTCCTTTGTATATTTTTGGCAATAAGTGTGACCATTCATAAAAACAAAATTACAACAATTACATTTATAATTATCTCTGTAAGCGCATTTGGCATCATTATAATACTTACAATTAACCCACGGACAGTACAATACTCTCTGCCATGAGTATTCGTCTCTAATGTGTACTTGTACTACTACATCTGCTAATTTTACTTTTATCATAATAAATCCTCGTTGAATAATAAAATCATTGTGGTGAATACTCAGAAGGAGCTTGTGTAATATTGAACTGTCTGCACTGCTCACAATTAGCTTTTATGCAATAGGGGCAATAATTAAGATACTTCATTTAATTCACCTAACTCTTTAAGTGTTAGTGATTTTTCCCCTAATGCTTCTCTAACTGCATTATAGTTACGTAAAGCAATATCTATATCATAATAAAACTGTGAAATGATTTCTTCCTCAGTTCCAGAATATAAATATTGGTCAGAATCTCCACAAGTCTCACAGTACAAATCCTCATAAGGTATTTCATCTTCTGAGGTATAATAACCCCCTAAATGGCTTTCATATAAGTACATTATACTCCTCCTAGCATAAAAACTATCTTGCAAAGTAAAGCGGCGAAAATAATAAGATAAGCAATAAGAGAAGTCACTATAGCCGCTCTGCGAAAACCTGTAGTATAAAGCATCTCTAAGAAAAAATCGGAAAAAGCAACGCCTATTCCAAAATAAATAAACATAATTACAACATAAAATAAAACCACTATTTCCACCACGTTTCTAGTTTAAAATTTGTTACACCAGTTTCTTTTACAAAAAAGTTTTTTACAAGTTTTCCTAAATCTTTTTCTGTACTTGCTTTGAGTGTTTCTGAATTTTGCAAAAACACTTTCATTACAACCCCTGAGGACAACGCAAAGTCATACATTTGAGAAATTGAAATGGTGTGTCTACATTTAGAACAAATTAGAGTAAGGGTGTTAATATACTCTGAGCCATAATCACAAGTAGGACATCCTCCATAGCTTTCTTCATCTGATTCGATATTGAGTAAATAACCATCTTTTAATTGCAATAAATATTCCATAATCTTCCTCCTAAAATAAACTTAAAATAGCTGTTATTGCTAACAGTATAGCACCAATAGATGCACAATACATTGTAGTAAAAAGTAGAGCGAAAGCTATAAGCTTAGTAGCTGTTTTGCGAAACAATTTGAAGCCGTTTATAATCAATCACCTCTATTTTTATATTGATTTCTCCACAATTTGCTGTGAAATAAAGGTTTATTCGGACCTATATTAACAATAGCTCCAATAATAACCAACGGAAGCATAATTGGGAAAGCAAAAATAAATAAACACAACCAACCTAAACCTGATACAAAATCATCTGCTGAGTTTCTTTTCTGCGTTTGTTTCATAATATCAAATCCTTTCTAAATAAAAATCACCTTTTCTATGCTTTTATTATAACATGAAAAGGTGATTTTGTCAAGGTGTTATCCAACAAGTTTTTATATCTTTTATATCTAAGTCAAGTATAGCTTTTTTATTCATTTGATATGGGTGTAAAGGCTTCCTACTTGGAATAAATTTAGGTTTAAAATCAGTATAACTAACTCTTATTTTTGGATAATTTATACTAATTACTTCTAAAGGCATATCAGGAGTAATTAAAACTGTGTAAGGGACTCTTGCATTAAATAGGGCTACTGGGCATTGTATAGAATCTTTTAAGTATACAGTATCTCCTACTTTCATAATTATCTCCTTAGCTTTTCTAATTTCTGCAAAAATGGACAATTTAATAAGGGTTCTACAAAACTGAGGTTTTTTGCGTATTCGACTGCTTTATCAGCATTTCCAAAGGTTTTTATAATCTTTTTATCTTTGTTTAATACATGATATTGATAAACAGGATGGTATTGCCCTAAAACCTTTTCCCAATAAAAAACCTGTCTTACTATTGAATATGGAATTACGCAAGAATCACAATAAACAATCTGAAATTTAAAATTTTCAATTATAAATTGTTCAAGCCATTTTTCAAATATATCTCCTAAAATCATTTCTGGTGGGCAATTCTTTTTTAGAAAAATACGTTCTTTTGTCCTACCACATTTAGTGCATACTACCTTGATTTCATACTCTTCTAATGTTTCTGTATATTGCATTTTTAAATATTTGCAACAATCATGGTCTAATAATTTACGCATTAAAAAATGATTGCAAGAATAGCAATAACGCCTAAAGTGATTAAAAATCTCCATAAGTTTACGCCATATTTTGCAATAAATCCTTCTCTAAATTCTTTAATGTTATCAAGAGTATCTTCAAGGTCTTCTTTTATTTCTTGCAGTTTATCTTTAAATTCTGCTAATTCTTCATCAGTCATTTTTTTAATAACATCTCTAAGCTCTTTATGAGCTTTCTTTACATTTTGAATTTTTGTATCAAGCAATTCTTTATTAGTCATTTTAAATTCCTTTCCAACATACCTCTCTTGCAATTTCACTAAGAGGAATTACTCTATATCCCATTTCCTCTAGGGATACGTTAAAATGTCTGCAAACAGACTCTATTTTAGCTAAATTATGTAAATGCCCATGAACATTAACATCATAGTGATGAAAAATTTTAGGTTCATGGCTAAATATAAAATTTATCCCTTGATATTTTAAAGGGTATTCTTTGCAAATAATATCAAAATATTTTTGATATATTTTTTTGGAGAAAATATCGTGATTTCCTAATGTCAATATTTTCTTCCCTTTTAATTCTTTAAAGATTCTTAAATCTACTATTGACCAAGCAATATCTCCTAAGCAAATAACAGTATCTTCCTCTGCAACTAAATCATTCCAGTTAGTAATGATTTGCAATTCATAATCATCGGGTCTATTGCATAATTTTTTAATTTCTTGATGCCCAAAATGAGTATCAGCTATTACCCAAATCATTATTCTCTCCTTTGATTTTTCTTATGATTTAATATTGCTTTATTCCAACAAGACGTACAATCCTTATCTTCACAGCACTTTGAATTATTTTTCATTCCTAAAACTTTGGGACAAAAGTTTCTAGTAATATAATCAAAATTAAGTGCGGCATAATAAGACATATTATAATATTTTCTTGATTTAATAAATTCATCACAATAATAGTTTTCATTATCTAGATAAGTTCTTTTTATTGTTGTTACCATGTTTTTTACTCCCTTTCTTTTTGATTGTAATACTATTATACCACATTTTTTTCTTTTTGTCAAGTGTTTTTTAAAATTTTTAAAAAAAATATGCTTTAAGAAAGAAAGAAGCAAAGAAAGAAACAATATATAACTACGTTATATATTGTCTCTATATATATATTTAATAATATTATATTATTATATTAATAATAATTATATAGGGTAGCACAAAAATGAAGATTTGTCAATAGATTTTTTAGAGAAATTTGTGAAATCTTTGTGAATTATTTTTAGTTAAATTTTTTTGCAAAAAAGTGTTGACAAACGCTAAAAATTATGGTATAATGTTAATACATTCTGAAATGAGGTGCAGAAATGAAAGAAGAAGACATTGTAGATTTACCGTTATATGACTTGTTTAAATTTCTTGCAGAAAAAAATGCAGGAGAGGTTTTAATAATTAGGGGTATTTTTACAAAAGCACAAGATGCTATGTTATCTAGTGCCGATAAATTTTTAAAGAAACTTTCCGAGGAAAGCGAAAAAGAGAATTATGAAGTTAACTTATCAATGGCTATTCAATGCTATGCACAGGCATTGTTTATAGGTGAAAAAATAGAATTGTGTGATAAGGTAAGTTATGATTTAACACCAGAATGCTTTAAAGGTGTTGACAATTAATTAAAAGTGTGGTATAATGTAATAAAAATTGCAAAGTTGGTGGTAGAATGAATAAAGAATTAGCTTTAGAACAAATTGATGCTTGTATCTTAATGCTTGAACAGATTAAGTCATCCATAACAGGTGCGGGTGATAGCACTCCTAAACAGTTTTGGGTTGATTCCGATGGAGTTCAGCATTTTGAAAAAGACCCATACTTACTTGACGGAGATGTTTTTTGCTGTGGCGAGCGTTGTAGGGTAGATAACGATAAATATATCTGTCAAGTATGTGGGTCAAAATATAGATGTGAATAGAGGTGGTTTTATTAAGAAGCTAATAAGTGTTTCAATAACACTACTTCTGATGCTCTTTTTGGTTCTGCCAATAGACAAATCAAATTCAACACCAAGAGTTGATGCTTCGGAAATAAAAGTAGAGTATGAACTTAAACCGCCAAAAATTATTTCTTATGATATGGTAGCAACAGCTTACACAGCGGCAGAAGATGAATGTGGAAGACCTTCTTGGCACCCAGATTACGGCAGAACTGCTTCTGGTGAATTTGTGAGAGAGGGAATTATAGCCGCAGATACAAGCGTGTTGCCTATGCACAGCAGGGTTTACATTATTGCTGGTGAATACAGTGGTTACTACGAGGTTAAAGATACTGGTGGAGCTATTGTAGGCAATAGAATAGATATTTATTTTCCAACAAAAGCGCAGGCATATAAATTCGGCAGAAGAAATGTTACTGTGCAGTTGATAAAGGAGCAGTAAATGCAGAGATTTGAAAGAATTTACAAAGATGCAAAATTGCCGACAAGAAAGACGGCAAGAAGTGCTGGTTATGATATGTACTGTTATAGGGATACAGAAATTCCTCCTGTTTATTCTTTAAAAGATGGACAAGTAAGAATTTCTCTTACGCCTACTTTAGTGTCATTGGGAGTAAAAGCAAGGCTTGAATCAGATAAATTTTTACTTATGGCACCAAGAAGTTCTTTGTGCAAAAGAAACCTCGCATTAGGCAACACAGTAGGTGTTATAGATGCTGATTATTTTGGCAATAAAACAAATGATGGAGAGATTTTTGCGGCAGTCATAAATTTTGGAGATGAGCCTGTAGTATTAAAAGCAGGTGAAAGAATTGTTCAAGGAATTATTTCATCATATGATAAAGTAGATTATGATGATACAACAGATGAACGTGCTGGTGGTTTTGGTTCTACAGGAAATTAAAAAATAATACTTGACAAAAAGAAAAAAGTGTGTTACAATATATACATAATAAAAAATAAAGGAGAATTCAAATGGATAAGATTAAGTATGTAGTAAACAAAGAAAAAGGAACAGTAACTGCTATTGCAACTAATTGTCGTGGAGATGTTGTACGTAAAGCAGATAAACTTGCAAAAGGTGCAGGTGCTTGGTATACTTTTAATGCTTCTGTAATTCCTGATACATTGAGTGCAACAACAAGAGTTCATGGAGTAGATGTGTTTGACGAAGAAAAAGGCAAAGCATTGGCTCGAAAAAAATTGCTTTTAAAATATCATAAAGAAAGCTTGAAATCATTGCGTTCTTGCTTGCGGGCTCATGCAAGACTTATGTTATCTCTTGATACACTTTACAATAAAGAATGCGAGAAGGTAGCAAGCTATAAACAAGAATGGGAAACTCTTAAAAAAGGGTGACTATAGATTAGGTTATTGCTTATCCTATGCTCCATAGACGTAGCTAGAGCAGAAAGCGAAAGGGCGAATTAACCAGCGATAAAGGTTACTACGAGATGAAGGTTATGCACTGACCTTATTCGATACCCTCCCGTTATCAGGGTGTTGATTTACAGTGCTTGAATCACTAAACAAAAAAACAGATGTGACCGCTACAGCTTACCAGGCTGGCGGTCTATGGAGGATTAGCCTAATGGTAAGGCATCAGTCTTGAAAACTGACGTGCGATTAAAGTCGTTTGTGGGTTCGAGTCCCATGTCCTCCTCCACATGAGTCAGTGTATTCTTGGGGTAAGGAAACGGTCTGCAAAACCGTTAAAATTCACGGTTCAACTCCGTGCTGACTCTCCAATAAAAAATAATGCTTGACAAATACACAAAAGTGTGATATAATATAGATATAGTGCGGTAATAGTTTAAGGGTAAAACTTTAGCCTTCCAAGCTAATGTTACGAGTTCGATTCTCGTTTACCGCTCCAATGGGCTGTTAGTTTAACGGTAGAACAGTGGTCTCCAAAACCATTAATGGGGGTTCGATTCCTTCACGGCTCGCCATACTTAGGTAGTTCAATGGTAGAATCCCGCTCTGTTAAAGCGGTAGTTGTTGGTTCGAGTCCAACCCTAAGTGCCAATGGAGGGTTAAGTCAACGGTAGACTAGGCAACTTATAATTGCTTAATATTGGTTCGATTCCAGTACCCTCAACCAATCTTTGTGTGGCGCAGTTTGGTAGCGCATTCGCTTTGGGAGCGAAGGGTCGCAGGTTCAAATCCTGCCACAAAGACCAAAGACTATAAAAGGATAGGGCACTCCCTAGCGCAAAGTGGAGGATGCGGATTTCCGCTGTCATAATGGCATCGTCTAAAAAAATCCTTTTAATTTGCCAGAGTAAAGCTAGCAAATGCTCTGGCATTAGATTAGATTGCGGGTGGGAGGCAAGGTGTTCTCGCAAGCCTCATAAGCTTGTTTAAGGTGGGTTCGATTCCCATACCCGCTTCCAAATAAAAAGTTTTAGCTTGGGCGTAAGCTCTGGGGCTACCGTAGATGGGGACATTTCCCCATCACTTAATGTGAATATAGCTCAGTTGGGAGAGCACCTGACTTTTAATCAGGGTGTCGGTGGTTCGATTCCTCCTATTCACACCAATTAATAATGCAGGGGTTGCATAGTTGGCGATTGCACCAGACTGTAAATCTGGCACGTAAGATACATCGTAGGTTCGACTCCTACTCCCTGCACCATATTTCCCATTAGCTCAATGGACAGAGCACAGGTCTTTAAAGATAGGAGCGTTCATGTGGAACATTAAGAAAATTGTAAGTAAAGGTGATTATTTATATGCTTTAGTTCCTGAACATCCAAAAGCAACTAAGAATGGTTACGTTCTTTTACATAGGATTGTTATGGAAAATCATCTTGGTCGGTTACTTAATGCGAATGAAGTTGTACATCATAAAAATTTGAATAAGAAAGATAACAACATCAAAAATTTAGAAATTTTGTCTATAAGAGAGCATGCTAAAAAACATGGATTAAAACTAAAGAAACACATGGTTTTGTTAAAATGTCCTTGTTGCAAGAAAGTGTTCTCGCTAGCTCGAAATAAATCTTTTTTAGTAAAGAAGACAAAATATAATTGTAACTGTTGTAGTTGTTCTTGTAGAGGTAAATTAACAAAAATGATACAGCTTCAAGGAGTAACACTTGAACTGGAAGATGCTATATCGGAGAATCTCTTAACGGAATATTTGCTAAACAAAGCCGAAGACAACTCCGAGGAAACCTTCTTACAAGGGGTTCTGTAGAGACTATACGCATCTTACCTGAAATGGTAAAGAAATAGTCCAGACTACAACACATATGTGGCTATAGAAATATAGAGTAGTAAGCTAAACCTTGTGTGCAGGTTCGATTCCTGCATGGGAAACCAAATAGATTATAATAGCTTGGGGTTAAAATAAAATAGTGAGTCTAGATAACCATTAGTGACTTAGGGCGCATTAAGTTGGGTCAGCAACAGAAAAATCTGACACATTGGTCTGCTAGGGACTTTAAAAAACTCACGCCTTTTGTCCATAGAGACAGAAGTTAGCCATTGATAGTATATATTTAACTGTATAAGTATATGCCGAGGCTTTATCAGTTCGCACTGAGCTAATTTACAGCTAGGTATAGAGCCGAAGAAGAAAGTGCCAACCAAGCCATTTTATATACTAGGACTAAAGGGTAGAACGGTCAGCTACCGCCACAGAGAAGCTCTGGTAGGAGATGCTGGGTTGACAGCCAGCTTAGTTCTTATTTGCCAGATAGTGTAATGGTAACACAGCAGACCTTGACTCTGTTAAGTGTAGGTTCGAGTCCTACTCTGGCATCCATATTGAAGCATAATACAAGGGTTAGTATGCTGTGCTGATAACGCAGAAATGATGGTTCAACTCCATCTGCTTCAACCATGTCCTATTACCCCAATCGGCAGAGGGAACGGACTTAAAATCCGTATAGTCTCAGTTCGAATCTGAGATAGGACACCAAAATGGCATATTAGTCTAATGGCTAGGACACAACACTTTCAATGTTGGGATGGCGAGTTCAATTCTCCCATATGTCACCATACATGCCTTTAGCTTAGTTGGTTAAAGCGGCTGGTTGAAGCCCAGCAGAGTCCGTTCGATTCGGAGAGGCATACCATGCTAGTGTAGCTCAATAGGTAGAGCAACGGCTTTGTAAGCCGTGGGTTGCGGGTTCAATTCCTGCCACTAGCTCCATTTTAAAAATTGAATAGTTAGGGAAAGCCCTAGCTATTTTTGTTTATATGCAATAAACTTTATAAAAAACACTGTTATAACTGTAAAAAACAAAATAATTTATTTGCAAAGGAAGTGTTTGTTATAAGGAGTGTTCAAAGTGATTACTAAGGTGAAAAAGCGGGATGGAAGAATTGTAGATTATGATTCTTCTAAAATTGTTAATGCGATTCTAAAAGCTTTTAAAAGTTTAGGAATGTTGGAAGGAAAAGAAGTAAGGTTAGCAAACAAGATAGAAGCGAAGATTAAAGAGACAGCAGAAAGTATTCCAGAAGTTGAATTTATTCAAGATATGATTGAAAAAGAGTTAATGACATCAAATTTTAAAAATGTAGCAAAAGAATTTATTTTATATAGAGAAAAGAGAAACAGAGAGCGGGAAAGAGATTCTGCGTTAAGAAAAGAAATATTAAGTAAAATAGAATGTACAAATGTGATGAATCAAAATGCAAATGTAGATGAAGAAAGTTTTGGTGGCAGAAAATTTGAAAGTGCCGCAGTAATACATAAAGATATTGCGTTAAATGATTTAATGTCAAGTGATGTAGCCAAAGCACATAAAGAGGCAAGAATCTATATTCACGATTTAGATAGTTATAGTGTTGGGATGCAAAACTGTTTAGCAAGAGAGACGAAATTTATTACTGATAAGGGAGTAAAGTCTTTTTTAGATTTCCAAGATGGAGATGTTGTTAATGTTTTAACCCCTAATGGTGAGTATAAAAAGGCGATAGTAAGAAGTTTTGGTAAACAGCTTTTATATGAGATAGTGTTTACTAGAAATAAAGGTAAGCAAATTGTTCATGCTACACAAAATCATAGATGGTTATTAAAGGATGGCAGTGTTACTTCTAATTTGGCTGTAGGGGATTCATTATTAAGACCGCCAACGTTTTCTATTTTTGATTTTGAGTTAGCAAATGAAGAAGAAAAATATTATTGGTGTTTAGGTTTCGTTTTAGGTGATGGATGTAATAATCATAGATGGTCAAGGGGTAAAAAAATAGAGGATAAAAGATTTGTAAGATTACGTCTTTGTGGGCATAAAATTAAATATGCTGATAGATTTAATGCCCTCAAACATTCAAAACGATTGTTGGAAAACGGAGATATTGAATTAACTTTTAGTAGCGTAATAGGTTTTGTAAAAGAAGTTCCTGATTTGGAGAGTTTAACATTAAAAGAAATGTCTGCCTTGTTTGATGGGTTATACTGTGCAGATGGTAATAGAAAAGGCACAAACACTATGTTGTTGACTACAAATAAAGAACTAATTAGTTTCATTAAAAATTATTGTCCTTGTTTTGGAAAATATATTTTAAGGGAGAAAGATTTAACTGGTCAAACAACAAATTTTGGAATAAGAGGTTTTACAAAACAGTTTTCTTTTATTTCCAATAATAATGTTAATTACTTCACAGTAGAGTCTATTACACCTTATCGAGAAGATGTGGTTTGGTGCTTAGACGTAGAAGAAGCTCATTCTTTTGTGCTTCCTAATGGTATAGTAACTGGGAACTGCTTGTTTGCAGATTTAGTACCATTATTAACAAATGGTTTTATTACAAGAAATGGTGATGTAAGAGGAGCAGGAAGTTTTAGCACTGCTTGTCAATTAGTAGCTGTAATATTTCAAGCTCAAAGTCAGTGTCAGTTTGGTGGAATAGCTTCTGCACATATAGATAGAGACTTAGCACCATTTGTAAAGAAGAGTTTTGTAAAACATTTTAAAAATGGTATGAAATATATAGAGCAAAAAGAAATAGATAAAGAATTGGAATATTTTTTAGGTTTCTTAAAAAACAATGAAGAGAATATACACATAGATAACGATGTTTTTAAGAAATATGAAAAGGCATATGAATATGCTAATGATATGTTAGAGCGTGAAGGAAAGCAGAGCGCAGAAGCAATGTATCATAATTTAAATACCTTAGAGAGTCGCCCTGGTAGTCAATTACCTTTTACTTCAATTAATTATGGTTTAGATATAACACCAGAAGGAAGATTAGTAACAAAATGGTTATTAAATGCTTCTATTGAGGGAATAGGCAAAAATCATTTAACCCCAATTTTTCCAATAAGTATTTTTCAATACAAAAAAGGGGTTAATGATAAAGAGGGAACTCCTAATTATGATTTAAAAAAATTAGCCATAAAGAGTTTAAGCAAAAGGATATATCCAAACGTTGTAAATTGCGATTGGAGTAAAAATCCTGCTTCAAACATTGATGAAGAAATGGCTACAATGGGTAAGTGGAACTTAGCCCATTTAAAACCCTTTGAACGCCGTCAGGCGGTGTGACCAGTAGGTTGCTAACGGTTAGGACTCTTTGAGTTGAGACCGTGCTAAGGTTCATATATTGTGATGAACAAAGTGTATCGACTAGCCGTGATGAGTGTAGCGGCGTAGGGACGGAGATAGACACCGTATCCGAAGCGGAGGGCTGTTTTTAAACAGATAATATAGTCAGTACCACTAGCGATAGTGGAGAATACGTGTAGAACCCTGATAGGTAAAGATAGACATGGAATGGGGTATAAGAAAGACGGTAGAGGTAATGCTTGCCCTGTAACTATTAATTTACCTAGAATTGGAATAAAACATGGCATTTGCTTAGGCAAACCATTAGATTTAGAAGGATTTTGGAAAGAGCTTGATGAAGTATTAGATTTAACAGAAAAGAGCTTAATAGAGAGATTCTTTTATATGTGTAAGCAGAGTGTAAAAGCCGCTCCGTTTATGTATAACAATAATATTGTTGCTGATGCAAAATTGGCAAGAGAAAAAGGCATTTATGAAACATTAAAGCATTTTACATTAGGATTTGGATATATTGGTATTGCTGAAATGTGTCAAGCACTGTTTGGTGCAGACCATTATGAGTCTAAAGAGAGTTTGGATTTTGCTTTGAAAGTTGTTGAGCATATTTATCAAAGAACGGTTGAAGCAAGTGAAAAGCATAATTTGAATTTCTCTTGTTATGCTACTCCTGCTGAAACATTGGCATATAAATATGCTTTGGCTTTAAAGAAAGAGTTTGGAGTAATACCTAATGTTACAGATAGGGAATATATAACTAATTCGCATCATGTTCCAGTTTGGCAACAAGCATCTATTTTTGAAAAATTAGATATTGAAGCTAAGTTCTGTGAATACCCAACAGCAGGCTGTATTACTTATATTGAGTTTGAAGCAGATGCAATGAAAAATGAGCAAGCAGTAGAGGATATTATGGATTACGCAATGTCTATTGATGTTCCCTATTTAGCTTATAATTTCCCTATTGATGTTTGCCATGATTGTGGTTTACAAAGTGATATTCCAAGTGTTTGTCCTAATTGCGGAAGCAATAATATTTTGCGATTAAGAAGGGTTACAGGTTATTGAATAGCCGTATTTACAAGAAATTGTAAATATAATTATTGGGCAAAATCGGTGAACCCTAAAATTTTTACTTGACAATACTTAAGAAATGTGATAAGTTTAAAAAAATTAAGGGAATACCGAGGTAAGTTATTAGATAGCGAAAGGCTGATAGCTACTGTAGAGCGTAGCAGGTGAATAAATATAATCCTGCCAAGAGTGTCCGATACCCTAACAAGTAAAGTTGAGGGTAAAAATGTACGCCGAACTTATGGGAAACCGTAAGAAGTTAGGATAAAAAGCCTAGCGATAACATAATTGTATTTAACAGTTGATTATAGAAATTTTAATAAGGGTAAGCAAAAAGAGTGTGAAGATAGGGTTAAACATACTAAATATACAAAGTTAAGATATGATGCTTATGATGATTTAAAAATTAAACAAACAAAATAATTATTAGGTGGTATTAAAATGTCAAAAAAAGTTATTTTAATAAGTGGGAAAGCCAGAAGTGGAAAAGATACTTTAGCAAAAGTATTGGGGGATTATTTAAAAGAACAGGGCAAAGATGTATTAATTACTCATTATGCTGATAGCTTGAAGTATATTTGCGAAACAGTTTTTAAATGGGATGGTAAAAAAGATGAAAAAGGTCGGCAATTATTAATAGATATTGGTGAATCTGTAAGAAAATATAATCAAAATTATTGGATAGATTGTTTAAAGTCTGCAATAAAAGGAGTAGAGAGAGATAGTCCCAGTCTTTCTTCTAATTCTGTTTATATTGTTGCTGATTGTCGTTACGAAAATGAAATAATGGAAATGAAAGAATTTTCTCCTTTGGTTATCAGGGTGGAGAGAGAGCATCAATTATTTAGAAATGGACTCACTTTACAGCAATCTTTAAGTAAAAGCGAGACAGAATTAGATAGTTTTTCATCTTTTGATATAACTGTTCATAATGATTTTAAAACTGTAGAAGAGTATAAAAAGTATGTTCAAGAAGTTCTTGCAAAAGAGGTGTTGAAATGGTTGACGTAACTCCTCAGACTTGTAAAGTGGGGACATTTAAGGAATTAGAAAGTGTAGAAGGGTTTTATATTGCACAAGAGAAGTTAGATGGGCATAGAGCATGTATGCATATAGGAACAGAGTTTAATAGAATAATGTTACGTGGCTTTTCTAAAAAGACAGGGCAGAGAGATGAGGCAACAGATAAATTACCACATTTAAGAGACTATGATTTACATACTTTAACAGGAACAGTTTTAGATGGCGAATTAGTTTATGGAAATGATTCTCACTTTTTTGAAGTCCAGAAAGTTACAGGAGCAACACCTGAAAATGCTATAGCATTTCAAGAAGAAAATGGTTATTTAACTTATAAAGTATTTGACATTATTTATTACAATGGGAAAGAGGTAAAAAGCTTACCGCTTATTGAGCGTTTAAAACTCTTGGACAATATTAGATATATGTTTAGTGAGTATATCAAAATAGTTCCAATTTATTTTATAGAGAACTGTAAAACGCAAGGTGCAATTTTTGAGTTGACCCAAGATATTAGAAAACCTACTAAATCTTTCGCAGACCTTTTAACGTTCTTTTGGTCTTGCGGGAAAGAGGGGCTAGTATTAAAAGATATTTTTGCTCCTTATGTAGAAAAAAGGAGTGGTAACTTTTTGAAGTATAAGAGCACGAAAACAGCAGATTTAGTTATTATGGGATTTGAACCACCTTCAAGTCTTTACAGTGGTAAATTAAGTGATGAAGAATTACTATTAAAGTGGAAATATTGGGAAACAACTAGTTTTGGAACGAGAGTTCCAGTAACAAAATCGTATTATAATAAGTGGGTAGGTGGAGTAACCTGTGGAGCTTATAAAGATGGTAAGTTAGTTTATGTTTGTACTGCAAGTAATTTATCAGATGAATTAAAGGCAGAAATAAAAGAGAATGGAAAAGATTCATACGTAGGTAAAGTTGTGGAAATACAGTATCAGAATTCTTTGATAAGCAAAGATGGTAGAGTAGTTACTTTAATTAACCCAAGATTCATTAGATTTAGAGAAGATAAACCCGCCAAAGAATGTTTGCAAGGAGATATAACTTGAAGCGTAAAGAAGATATAATATTTGAGGATTTACGAAAACATATCGTAACCTTTAGAACAGATGAAGAAGTGGCTTATTTTACAAATCTTTCTGATATTCATTGGGGATTATGTAACAGAGAGTTGTTTATAGAAACATTTAATTATCTGATGTCAATTCCTAATATGTATGTTGGTATAGGTGGAGATGCGGGTAATGGTGCAACAAAGCTTTCTAAATCTGATGTAACAGAAGAATGGTCAATAGGAGATAGACAGGTATATGAATTAGCGGAAATAATGAAGCCATATGCTGATAGGATTTTATACATTATAGACGGTAATCATTGGGCGGGAAGAAGAAAGCATGATTCATATTTTACTCCTGAGCTTATGTTAGCAACATTGATAGGCAAGCCAGAAATTTATATGGCAGAATTTTGTTTTCTTTATTTTAATGTTGGCAGTAATTGTTACATTCATTTTGTTCAACATCAAGCACCAAAACGAGATGGTGTTTGGGATTGGATAAACGCTACTGTTATATGGCGAGAACATCATCATCAGCGGTATAAAAAAGAGCGAGTAGTAATAGAGCACAATAAGTTCACAAAAGAGCCTAGACCAGAGATTACATATGAGGTTTGGGGGGGAACTTTCCAAGTATATCCATCATATGCTAAAACAAAAGGATATAGAGTTGGGATTCCTGGCTGTTATGTTGCAGAGATGCATGGAGAGCGGAAAAAGAAAATATTTTTATGGACAGATGATGAATTTATTCATTTAATGTCAAAAAAAGAAAAAAAAAATTAAAATATTTTTAAAAAATCTATTGACAAATCTATAAATTTATGGTATAATAAGAACACAATGAAAAGAGTGATGAAATAGTATGAAACGCATTTCAAAGCGTGAATATGATAAGTTACAGCAAAAAGAACGTGAAACAGGCAAACGATTAACTTTTAGAAGCAAAAATGGATATTGGATTATAGGGAGATATTAACCTATATATTATAATAAACCTAGTATTCTTTACTAGGTTTATTTATTTTTAGATAGAGGTATTTATGGCACAAGATATGTTTTCGACTACAGAATTAGTTAATAAAATTTTTGATTTTTGCTATCTTTTGTCAGGCAAAGAAATGTTTTCGTATCAAGCACATTTCAGCAAGAGAATTATAAGAGCAGTAATAGAAAATGATTCTGAGACTTTAACAGCTTTAATGTCTCGTCAGAGTGGAAAGAGCTTTACAGTTAGTAATACTGTTTCAGGCTTAATTATTTTTCTTCCAATATTGGCAAATATGCCAATGTTCTCTGATGATAAAAGATTTAGATTATTTAAAGATGGTGTAATGGTAGGAATCTTTGCTCCAACAAAAGCGCAATCACAGATTATATTTGAAAACATAAAAGATTGTGTTTCTTGTTCTTCTGCATTAGAAGTATTAACAAATCCTGATTTTAATGTAAGGTTCGGAACATTTAATGGTGAAAAGATAACATTAGAGTTTAACAACTTAAATATAAAATCTACCGTTACTTGCAAAAGTGCAAGTGAGGGTTCAAATATAGAAGGTGGTTCATACCATATTTTAATATGTGATGAAGCACAGGATATTAGTAATTTTAAATTTAAAAAGTCTATTTTCCCAACAGTTTCATTTTATAATGGAACAAAGATTTTAATTGGAACACCTAATATTAGCAAGAACTTTTTTTATGACACTATTCAGTTAAATAAAAAACGCTGGGAAAATGAGGAAATAAGATTAAAAAGCCATTTTGAATTTGATTGTGATGTGGTAGTAAAAGCTAATCCACATTATGCTAAGACTTTAGAATCAGCTAAAATGATTTTAGGGGAAAATAGCGAAGAATATCAAATGAGTTATAAATTAAAATGGATGTTCCAATATGGAATGTTTATAGATGCCAATAAGTTCATTGAAGAACCTATAGCAATGAAAGATAAAGATAGAGAATATATATGTTATGATACTCAGTGCATAGTAGGAATTGATATAGGTAAGTCACAGGACAGCACAGTAGTAACAGTGGGACTTCCAGATTATACAAATCCTATAATAGTAGAGCAAGCAACAGAAGCAGGAGTTCCTGACTATGTTTTATATGATGTGAGAATTTTAGACTGGTTAGAAATAGTTGGAGACAATTATGAAGAGCAGTATTATAAGATAATGGATTTCTTGAAGAATTTTACAGTTAAAGGTATTGTAGTAGATGGAACAGGAGTAGGTGCGCCAGTTGTTGATAGACTTGCGGCTAATTTAAAATGTCCTGTTGTGCCTTTTGTGTTTACAGTTCCTTCAAAATCTGCATTAATGAAATATTTTGATGCTTACTTAAAAGCTAATTGCTTCCATTATCCAGCTTCTCCTAAAACTGCCGAAACAGTAGAATTTAAAAAATTTCAAGAGCAGTTTTTGGAATTGCAAAAAGAGTACCAAAATAATCATTTGGTAGTGCGACATCCAAAAGAAAGAAATAAGCACGATGATTACCCTTTTAGTGCCGCATTAATGGTGTGGGGATTAAAAACGGAAATGGGAGCACCAGAATTAGTTACAGAAAATGAGTTCTTTAAAACAAATTCTAGTAGCTATCATTTCACAAATAGATTAAATCAAAGATTAAGAAGAAGGTGGTGATAGTTTGGATTTGGTATCAGGTTATCGTTCACTTTTAACAAAAATGGTAGAACCATTTGTTAGACTGAATGATAAAACTTCTTATTTAGGAGAAGCAGACCTTGCAAGGCTTGCTGAATATGAGAAGTTTTGGAATTTCTTTTTAGGGTATCATTTTGATTATATCGCCACTAGCGAAGATTCACCACAAACCACTCAAAATTGGTGCAGACGTTTTGTAAATAAATATGTTAGCACTGAATTTAATGGTGGTTTTACTTTTAAATTTGATAAAGAGTTTGAAAAAGATATACAAAGTTTTGTAAACGGAATATGGGATGACAATAATGGCTCGGAGCTAATGATGAATGTTGGGCAGTGCAAATCTGTTACAGGAGATGCTTATATTCATGTTCATTATGAAAGTCCTAGCGAAATTAACGACCCTTTTGGAATGTATCCTAAAGGAAGAATACGTTTATTTAGTATCCCTTCAAGTATTGTTTTTCCCAAATATAAAGATGGGTATAATGGTTCTCCCGATGCTTTAGAGTCGGTGTCTATTATTTATAATGTTGAGAGAGAACCAGCTTTATTTACTGGTAAAAAAACAATTACAATTAAATATATTTATACTAAAGACGAGGTAAGGAAACAAGAAGATGGAAAAGATGATGTGGTTATTCCTAACCCATATGGGATTATTCCAATCGTACATTTTAGAAATTTACCCTTGTCTGGCTCTAATTTTGGTTTATCTGACTTAGAAGATATTATACCATTAAACTTAGAGTTAAACGCTAAATGTTCTGATGTTTCTGAAATATTAACTTATCATGCCGCACCAACAACAATTATTACTGGTGCAAGAATAGCTAATCTTGAAAGAGGCGCAAATAACGTTTGGGGTGGATTGCCTAAAGATGCTAAAGTGTTCAATTTGGAACTGCAAGGAGATTTAGGTGCAAGCATAAGTTATATTGGTAACACTAAAACTAATATGTTTGAGATTGCTAATATGCCTAAATTAGCTATAGGTGGAGAAGCACCGCCTGCAAATTTAAGTGGAACAGCTTTTCAAATAGCTTTTATGCCTTTAATAGATTTAATAAAGACAAAACAAGTAATGACAGGAGCTTCTGTTCAACTTGTGAATAAAATCATTCTATTAATTGGTTTAAAAGAAAAGATGATTTCTGTAAAAGAGTCAGATAGGTTTAAATTATTTACTCATAGAGTTGTTTTTGGAGATATTTTGCCCCGAGATATGGTTCAAGAATTGAGTCAAATTCAGCAAGAAATGAAAGCTGGATTAGAGAGCAGAGAAAATGCTTTAGAAAGACTTAAAAAAGATTCTCCACAAGCATTGTTAAAAGAGATTGATAAAGATAGTAAGGAAAATCCATTATATTATGGTATTGCTCCTTTAAGTATGCCAGCAGGAAACAGATTAGTAAATCCTGCCGATGGTTCAGTAATGTTAGAACCAGAAGTGGAAGAAGTACCCACAGAGAGTAATGCTAATCCACAGATAGATTTTAAAAATAAGGTTGGAACTAATAGAGAGGGCGAAGATAAAAAACCCTTTACTGGATTAGAGAAAACCTAACCTTCAAAAAAGGTATAACATAGATACTTTATAAAAGAAGGAGGTGGTAGAGTGTCAGCGGAGAAATATATGAAGCCATCAAATGCTAATACAAATATTACCCCAGCAGTAAAGTTGCAGGTTGACAAAAAACCTGCTAACAGGATGCCTACCAATGGTACAAAGGTTTCAATGAAACCACAAGGTAAGTAATTGTTATTTATTAGGAGGAAGAATTAATGTCAGAAGAAGAAAAGGGTACACAAGTGACTGGTCAAGAACCTGCACCAGCGCAGAACACACAAACACAAGTAGATATAGATGCGTTATTGTCCAAAGCGAGGGAGCAGGAAAAAGCAAAACTGTATCCTGAGATTGAGAAATTAAAAGGTGAGCTAAAAATTAAAAGTGAAAAGCTTAATGCTGAGATTTTAAAATCCAATGGACTTGAAGATACTGTAGCAGAAAGAGATAAAGAGATAACACGGCTTAAAGACTTGATTGAAAAAGCAAAACAGGAGGGACAATCTTTGGGTAAAGAAGAATTGGAAGCTCTCACAAAAGAGCGGGATGAATTAAAAGCAGAGGTAGAAAAAGCTAGAGCTGAATTTGAAGCTTACAAACAATCACAAGAAGTGGAAGCATATAAAGCTTCTAAATTAAGTGATATTGACGAAGATTTCAAAGACTTAGTAATAGGTTCTACTAAGGAAGAAATTGATAGTACATATGCAAAAGCAAAAGCTTTGCAAGATAAAGTCAAAGAGAAATATAAACCAAATCTGGGATTACCGACACCAGATATGAATAATATCTTTGAATCAAAAAATAAAGATGCTTTAGCATCTGTCAGAGACATGGATAATCAAACTTACGAAGCTTTGCGAAAAGTAATGTTTGGAGATTCAGGAAATCGTAAATTTTAATAGGAGTGATTTTTTAAATGGCTAAAAACCAAACACCAAAATTCCCAACAGCGAATGATATTAATACAATTATTCGTGATGGTGGTACTGAATTAGCCGCAGGTAATGCGATTCGCTTAATTAACGAATTAAAACCTGTGTATTCTAGAGAATTAGACTATCAAGCTGAACCAGTTATGAGATTTTATCAGTTTGCGGCTGTAAAAACTGAGTTAATGACTCAACCTGGCAATACTATAAAAATGTTGACTTACAAAAACTTAGAGTTGCCGCCAGAATTGCTTGAAGGTGAGAGAATTAAATCTCAAACTTTAAGCTCTACAATGAAAGAAATTGTTGTTACAGAGCATGGTACTGCAACAGCAATTACTTCATTATCTTTACAGTTCTCTTTTGTTGACCAGATGGCTAACAGCTTAAAATTGCTGGGCAGAAACATTGGACATACAATCGAATGTGAATTGAGAGATACCGCTTGTACAGGTGGCGCAGGCACCTCTAAAATTTTTGGTCGTAAAAAAGATGCGGCTAAAATTTCAGCAAGAAATGAAATTGCCGCTGGTGCAAATGAATTATCAGTAGCAACTATTAAAGATGCCGTTGAAATTTTGTCAACCAATAATGCACCAAAAATCGGTGGCAATTATTACATTTGCTTCGTACATCCTTATTGTGGGGACTTGGCGGCGTAAGTCGTCTTGAAAAATAACGTGAAAACATGGAAGCCTAAGTCAGAGTTGTTCACTGATAAGGTAATCATGTGAGAAGGCAGGATACATTAATGAATAGCTTACAGCAAGAAATTTTAATAGGAAAATTGTTGGGAGATGGAAGCATCTCTAAAGTATCAGAAAAAACAGCAAGATTTAATATAGGTCAGTCTATAAAACAAGAAGATTATGTCAATCACCTTTATGGCATATTTAAAGATATGTGCGGTACTCCACCGAGAAAACAGAAAAGTGGAGAATATACTACAGTTTATTTTAACTCATTGTCTTCTTTTGAATTAATGGACATTTATAAGCTATTTGTAAATGACGGTATAAAAGGAGTTCCTCAAAATATTGAAGAATTACTGACAGTAAGAGGGTTAGCTTATTGGTTTATGGATGATGGGACAAGTTCCTATGTTTCCATAACAAAAAGATTAAAAACCAGAAATGCTTTTGCAATGTTTTGTACTGATGCGTTTAACGATAAAGATATAGATTTATTGAGAAATGCTTTGTTCAAAAACTTCGGAATCAAAAGTAGTGTGGCTAGTCCAAAATCAAGAAAAGGAAAAAGAATTTATATTGGAACAGATGAGACCCAGAAACTCTTTGATTTAATTGAGCCTTTTATAATCGACAGTATGTCATATAAAATAAAAAGACCTTACATACTGTAAAATATCTGTGCCCTTGCAACGACTATGGACGTTACTTCCTTGAAAAGAGGAAGATGAGATAGTCTGGACTTATAGGAAACTATAAGAGGGGATTCCGTTAGGGAGTTGTACGCCCTACATTGAAGTGTTTCCCCCGCCAAGAAATTGGTCATAAAAGTAACAGATAGCATCAATCAAGAACATTGCGGGATGACCCAGCTTGGATGAAGACAGCGGCGTAAGCCGATAGCATTAGTCCACTTGTGCAGAAATGCACTCGATTAAACTTCGTGAAAACATGGAACTCCTAAACCGAAAGGCATGGCAATCATGTGAGAAGGTTATGTGAAAATCTATTTTAAAAGGAGTAACGAAAGTGAAACAAGTAATTAAAGATTATCCAAATTATTTGATAACTACATCTGGAAAAGTTCTTTCCGCTTATAAAGGGGGAGAAGAGCTAGTTCCTAGAGTTGGAACTAGAGGATACGCTTATGTAAATCTTTATAACGAAAAAGGCAGAAAAACAAAAAAGATACATAGACTTGTAGCTGAAACGTTTATACCTAACCCAGAAAATAAGCCTATGGTAAATCATAAAGACGGAAACAAGTTAAATAATCATGTAGAGAATTTAGAATGGGTAACACCCTCTGAAAATGCTCAACATGCTGTTGATAATGGGTTGCTGTCTTTTGATACAGAAGCACATAAAAGAGCTTCTCGTGAAAATGGCAAAATGTTTGGTGGAAGGTGTGGCAGAAAGATTTTCGCCATGAATGTTATAAATGGATATATAAAAACTTTTAAGAGCGTGTCAGAAGCTGTGAAATATTTAAATGTGACAGAAAACTCATTAAGAACAGCTCTTAAAAAAAGTAAGTGTATAAATGGTTATCATGTTTGGTATACAGATACCCTTGCAACGACTATGGACGAAGAGCCCAAAATAGGGTTATGAGATAGTCTAACCTTGTGGGAAACCGCAAGAGGGTTACTCAGGTGTAAAGACACCTTAAAGAAGTAGTAGCCCCGCCAAGAAATTGGTCAGTACCCTTAACGTAGTGGGGGAAAGTAATAGGAACTGTAATGCAAGTAACTACGGCGCACCAGAACAGTTATTTAGCGGTAGATTTTGCCGCTGTGCTTGAATAAAAACAAGTACAAAGAACTCTGCTAAACGGTTGGCTTTAAAAAGCCTATGAATTATCTTGACAATCAGGAAACAATATGGTATAATGTTAAGCTAATAAGTGAACCCCAATGGGGCAATACCGTACTAAAGAAGTCATTTATATGAGATATAAATTGACTGAAAAAGTCTAACGACTATACACAGAGTACCTTGAATGTTTAACATGGGTAAAGAGATAGTCTGACCACATAGGTAACTATGTGAGGGGTAGTCAAGTGTAAAGACACTTATAGAAGCACGCCCCCGCTTACTTTTGTAAGTAAAATGGGTATTTACCGCCCATAGTAACAATTTGGAAATCGGTAGAATAGATGATGTTCGTTTTATTGAGACAACTATGATGCCTAATGGTGCCGCACCTGCTGGTGATAATATTGCTGGTTATAAAGCTGATTTAAAGGATGCAGGCAAAAATAGCATTGACGTATATCAAGCTGTCTTATTTGGTGAAGATTACTACGCTATGGCAGTAGCTTTACCACCTGAAATTAGAACAGATACTCCACAAGATTTCCAACGTGAGTTGAAACTTGGTTGGTATGGAATTTGGGGCACTAAATCCTTAAATCCTACTCATGGTGTTATCATTGAAACTGCTTAATAAATGAGCAGGGAGGGGATTTAAATGGCTGAAAAATTAACGGATACTGATGTATTCTATATGGAGCAAGCCCCAGAAGTTATTGCTAATAAAACAGGAGCTGACGTCAATGACGTGTTCTTCGCAGAACAAGACCCTAGTAAATTGGCAAAAACTCTTGATGTCTCAGAGGATTCTGTATTTCATTACAAGCAAGACCCAAATCTGCTTGCTAATGAGTATGCTGGTGGGGATACCCCTACGCCAGTTACGCTGGTAAGCATAGCGGTAACAACACCGCCCACAAAAACAACATATGCAATCGGTGAAGCATTAGACATCACTGGTATGGTTGTAACTGGAACTTACAGCGATTCTAGCACTAAAGTTGAAACTGTGACAACAGATAATGTTACAGGCTTTGATAGTGCAGAAGCTGGCGAAAAAACTTGTACTGTAACTGTAAGTGGCAAAACTGCTACATTCACTGTTACAGTATCAGCTTCATAAGAACCTTTTAAGGGAAGGGGATAATTCCCTTCCCTATTTTTATAATATATGGAGGATTTAAAATTGGCTAGAAATCAAACACCAGAAGTTAAAGAAGTGGCTAAAGAAGCAGTAGTAGATTTAGACGTTTTAGAAGTTAAAGAAGTAAAACCTGTTGCCAAAACAGTAGAAGTTCGCACTAAAATTGATGTAGAATTTTATTTTGGAGATGCTTGGGTTTATATGAAAAAAGGGCAAACCTACAAAGTATCACAGGAATTAAAAAATTATTTAGCTGAGAGAAACGCTTTAGACGTTTTATAAGGGAGGGGTAATATGGATACAACAAAAGATTTGTTAGTATCTTATTTAACAGATAGCTTAATGTTATCTGCACCTCTTATTAACCAAGACCCTGCTTTTGCTCAACTACAGGAAGATATGCCTAAGATAGTAGAGCAGAGCGCAAAAAGACTTGGGAAGACAGTAGAAGAAATAACGCCTGATGAAGAATATATTGTTATTTTATATGCTAAACTTGAAGTTTTTCAAAGATTAGCTTTAGCAGTAGCACCTGAATTTGATGTGACGGTAGAGCAAGCCTCCTTCAAAAAAGGTAATAGGTTCTTTCATTATACTGCTTTAGCACAAGAAGTACAGACAGAGCTTGAAACTAACGCTAGTATTTATACTGTGATAGTAAAGCCTGTAACAGTTGCGACAAAAGATGGAACTATAAGAAATTATAATCTTTCCAGAGAGCAAACTGTTAAATTATCAATAGATTCAGTTGGCACAAACAGTATTGAGTTATCATGGAATAAATTTGATTTATCCTACGGTGAATTTAGAAGATACGCATTGTATTATGGTTTAGAGCCAATGTATGATGAATATGCAGATACTGTTTTAGATATTTCTAAAGCTTTAACAACACAGATGTTTTATGACATAAATAGAATTAAGTACAGATTAAATAATTTATCTGCAAATACAACGTACTATATAGTTCTGGTTTTTGAAGGAAGAAACGGAGCAAAGTCATTAGTTTCACAAGAGGTAATGACAAATGAATGATAAAGAATGGGTTGAAAGTTCTTTGCACGAAGTATACCAAATAATGGGTGTATTAAATATGTCTTATGAATACATTCCACTTTTAGAGGAGCGGTATACTGATGAAGGGTTAATGGTATTGGATTATGACTACGAAAATCGTATCCCAATAACTGCCGCAATGAATACTGATAAAGAGGGTGACCCAGATTTAGATTACGAACGCAAGGATTTAAAAAACACTCGTGAGAATGTTACAATTCAATTCACTCGTAGCAGTATTCTTCCACATACAGTAAAAGCCAGAGATGCAATAGATGTGACTATTGGCGATAGCACTGAAAGATATATTATACTTGGAAATGATAATGGAATCGTTTTAAGTGGTATTTATTACAGTGTGAGAGCTACCGCAGTGTCTGGTGCTCTTCAAGATTATGAGGTGCTTAACAATGGGATTGAAGCTACGTTTTAATGCCAAAGGTAAGAGCAGTAAAAATCTTGATGGGTTTACAGAAGTATTACAACAGTACAGTATAAAGATGTCTTTATATGGTGCTTCTGGGGTAAAAAAAGCGGCAGATATGCTTTTAAAATGGTCACAAGAGCTAGTACCAGTAGACACAGGTGAATTAAAGCGGTCTGGAAAAGTTGTTAAAATAACAGATAGCGCAAGTAGTGCAAGAATGGTTTATCAAGTACAATATGAGGCATTAGCTCCGTGGGGGAATAGTAGCACAGGAACTTTTAATTATGCTTGGATACAGCATGAAGATTTAACCTTGCGACATCCAAACGGAGGACAAGCCAAATATTTGGAATTCCCATATAGGTCTAATAAACAGTTATTAATGAGCATTATTAAAGAAGCTACAAAGAAAGGAATGGAAGCACGATGACATTTGCTACGAGTGTTGCAAAATATTTAGAGAGCTTAGATTATGGAAAAGTCGGTAAAGATATTTTCATAAACAACATTCCTTTAACTAATTCTAACAAAGCTTTAAATATTGCTGTTTATGATACTCCTTCTTATGCTATTGTTGGTAGAGCAAGGAATAGTGTTGATTTTACTTGTCAGATTAGAGTGAGAGCTTCAAAAGCTGAACAAGTGTTAAGCTGTATTAACAGCATATATAAATTACTGAATACTGGGATAATGGTTGACCCAGAAGGTAAAAAATTTCATGTAAAGCAAGTTAATCCACCACAATTTTTAACTTATGATGAAAGCAATAGGGTAAATTGGGTGTTAAATATAACTGCTTTGAGTGGAACTTATTAGAAAGGACGAATGATTAATGGCTATGGATATTACCGCCTTACGTCTTATGGAGTTAAAAGATGTAAAGGTTTCAAGAATGATTTCTGATTCCGCTGATGCAGAGCCAACTTATGATAATCCTGTAGATTTAGCTGGTGCGTTATCATTCCAAGTATCCCCTGAATTAGAGAATAAGATTCTGTATGGTGATTCAACTATTATGGATTCATATTCTCGTACTACTAGCATTAACTTTACAGTTACGAATTCTGTTGTAAGTTTATCGGGATTAGAAGTTATTATGGGTGGTCAAATCACAAGAGCAGGTGCTGATAAAGCTGAAACTGTTATTTATGAGTTGACTGCTAAAAATGCTACACCACCTTACTTTAAAATTGAAGGTAAGTGGGATTATGCAGGTGAAACTATTGGAGATGCCCACATTGTACTTTATAAGTGTCGTGTAAGCGAACCACCAGATTTCACAGTAAATGATTCTAGTGGAGATTTTGGTGATTGTTCTTTTACAGGAACAGCAATGCCTACTCGTAAAAGTGGACATTGGTGGCAGTTAATTCTTAATAAAGAGGAAAAAGAAATTGAAATCCCAAGTGAATTAACAGGCATTTCTGTAAAAACTCCTCCAACAAAAACAACTTATCATATTGGAGAAACTTTGGAATTAGATGGATTAGTAGTTGAAGGAACTTATGAAGGTGGGACAAAAAGAAATTTAACAATCACAATGGCAAACATTAGTGGTTTTGATAGTTCTTCTGCCGCCGCAAATCAAACAGTAACTGTTACTGTTGGAAAATTAACAACAACTTTTAAAGTCACAATTAATGCTTAATCAAGAGGGGAAATCTCCCCTCTTTTTCAATATTTTTTAAAAAATCTATTGACAATTTAGAAGAAATGTGTTATAATATAGTAGTAAAAATGAATAGTGAGGTAAAATAATGTCAAAACAATTACAAATATTAAAACCTAAAGCATACGAATTTCTTTTAGGAGATAAACAAGTAGCGTTGTCTTATGATTTAAATGCTTTTGCACTTTTAGAAGAAGAATACGGTTCTATTGAAGAAGCTTTTGCAAGAATGCAAGGAGCAGAAGGTAAAGGCGTAAGAATAAAAGATACCCTTAATTTTTTAAGAGCAGGATTAATTTCAAGTTGTCCTGATATTACAAATGAAGAGATTGGGGCTTGTTTAAATGCTTCTAATGTTCCAGTATTAATGGAGTATATTTCTGGTGCAGTACAATCTTCTTTACCTTCACAAGATGAAGTAGAAGCTACCCCAGAAGCAAAAAACTAAAATCATCTCTCTCGAAAGATGGCGGGGAAGAAGAGGGATGGGATTGGGTAGCATATTATTATTTCTCTAAAAGATTATTGCATTTTAGTGATGATGAATTTTGGAGTAGCACACCCCGCAAGATATTTGGATTATTAGAATATCATATAAAATATGAGAAAAGTAGAGCAGAAATTCCAGAAGGTGCTGGACAAGGTATTGGAAGCGGTTCTAGAATACCTAAAGTAAGCAATAACAGAGTAAAAAAAATGGGAATAGAAGATTTTGTAAAAATGGGTGGAGGAGTTATTAAAAAATAACTTCTCCTTTTCTTTTAGAAAGGAAGATACAAGTGAGTGATTATGATGTAGGTAAACTTGTTGCTTCCATTGAGCTAGATTCTTCGCAGATGGCGAAAGATATAAAAACAATCACTTCACAATTAAAATCACTAAACACTTCCTTTAACAGTTCAAGCAAAGATATAGATAATGCGATAGGTAAAGTCACACAGGCGGTGGCTAAAAACAGTAGCTCAATGCGTAGTGGCTTTACTTCTATTTCTAATGCTTATCGAGATACAAGCAAAACAATAACAACTTTATCTTCTAGCATTAGGACATCAATGTCTACAATGTCTAGAACAGTAGATACAAGTTTTAAATCTTTAGCTAATACAATAAAAAATAGTAGTGCTTCAAATGCCAATGCAATTAGAACAATGAGTAACGCTAATGCAACTGCAATGGCAAGAATGAGTAGTGCTGTAAGTTCTGCAACGGCAACAATGACTAAAGGTTTTGCTACAATTCAAGCGCAGAGTAAATTAACAACAGAAGCATTAAGAGCGAATGAGCAAACACTTTTAGCCTTAAAAAATTCATATACCGCTTTAGGAGCTTCAATGACAGCGGGAATGACAAAAGGATTTGCTTCTGTAGCAAGTGCTATGCAACAACAAACACAGGTTATTGTCAGCGCATTAAAGAGTGTACAATTACAAGCTGTTGCTACACAAACAAGTTTGAATAGTATAAAAGCACCTAATCTTGATATGTCAAAAGTTGGATATCAAGGAAACGGTGTAAATAGAGTATATGGAACATTAGGAACAGCACCCAATCAAGTGTTCGGCAATTTAGGCAGAATGGATTCATCAGCGGCAAATATAACAAGTGGATTGAATACTGCTAAAAACGCAATGAATGGTTTAGCTAGTTCAGCATCAAAAGCTTTTGATGTTTTTGCTAATATATCTTTTAAAGCCTTTTTGATTGAGCAAGGTGTTAGGCAAATTGCCTCTATTTTTAATTCTCTTATCTCTCCTGGAATGAATTTTGCCTCCTCTATGGAAACACTGAGATTAGGCTATTCTGGTATTATTTCTTCCACATTACAACAAGATGAAAAAGATATACCTTTTAATAGAGCATTAGAAATTTCAGATGCTTTATTAATGAAAATGCAAGATGAAGCTTTAAAAACTTCTTTAACAATGGAAGAATTAGGTGGAGCTTTGCAATCCACAATGGCATTAGGTATAGATGCTGGAATGAGTTTACAGCAAGTTCTTGATTTAACTGTTGTTGGAGCACAGGCTGTTAAAACATTTGGATTAAGCAATCAACAGGTAGTACAGGAATTAAGAGGATTGATTTCTGGTGATGCAATCAGACCTGGCGTTGATATGCTTGCTACTGTTTTGGGATATACAACAGCAACAGTAAATAAACTTCGTGAAGAAGGAACACTTTATGAAGATGTAATGAAACGTATGGCTGGTTTCCAAGCGGCAAGCAATGAGTTTCAAAATACTTGGGCAGGCTTAATTTCCAACTTAGATGATGGTATTTCCAGAGTATTCGGAACTGCAATGAAAAGTAGTGGGTTATTTGAAACATTTAAAGAGCAAGCATTAAAATTACAACAAGTATTTTTTACTATTAATAAAACTATGGAACAGCAAGATAATGGAGAAATGAAAGAAGTATTTACTACTACTTTAAATGAATCCACTTTAAATATTGTAGAAAAAATATATTCTGCTATGGCAAAATTAATAAAAGCACTTTCTCCAATAATAGACCTTTTAGGAAAAATTTCTAATATTATATTAACTGGGGTAGCAGATAGTTTAGATTTACTTGCAACTGGATTAGCAGTTATTAGTGCCGCTTTAACTCCTTTATGGACAGGATTAGGCATAGTTATGGATTTACTTTCTGAGGTTCAAGGTTATTTTACAGAACTTCTTGATGTATTATTAAGTAATACTGATATGCTTGCTGGAATGACATTAGGGCTTGGAGCTTTAGCTGTTGCTTTATTATTTTTAATAAATCCAATATTAGGTGTTGTAGGGGCTATAGGAGCAATAGGGTTAGCTTGGGATACTTTAACAGATACTACTAATTCTTTTGGTGAATACTTTAGATTAAAAATGTCACAATTTGTAGCACAAGCAAAAGCAGTTGGCATGGCAATGAAGGATTTATTCACTTTAAATTTTTCTGGAAATAGCGATAAGCAGTATCTTCAAGAAGCCGCTGATTATGGTAATGCCGCTGATAAGGCTTGGAAATCAGCGGGAGATGCAATAGCTGGTAGAATTACAAAAATCAAAGAAGATGCTGAAAAAATGCGTAAGGATGCAGAAGAATTATTTAAAGGATTAAGCAAAAAAAGTTATGGAGACGAAAAAGCTGGCAAAAAAGGTAAAGGTGCTGGAAAAGAAGCAAGTAATGCTTACAAGTTATTAGATGCTGATTTGAAGAAAGCAAATGCTTCTTTTAAAGCTCAGTTAAAAGAAATAGAAGATGCTTTTAAAAATAATCAATTATCTACGCAAGATTATGTAGAAGCATACTTAAAAAATAAACAAGGGCAAATTGATAAACAAATTGAAATTTTAAAAGCTAAAATAGATATTGCAAAGAATTTAGGACAAGAAAATGATGTTGAGAAATTTACTACAGAGCTAGAGAAGCTTGAAATAGATAGAGCGGAAGCATTAGCGGAAGCTAATAGAAAACTTGTAGATTCTTATAAGAAATTACAAGATACATATGATTCGATTGCTAAATCTTATCATGGTTTATATGGTGCAACGGAAGCATCAACCACATTAGATATTATCAACGAATTAGGAGATTCATATACAAGAACTGTTGTGGAGCTTAAAACAGCACAAGAGAGATTAGCGCAAGCAACAGAAGAAAGTGATTCAAAACAGATAGAATTATGGAGTAATTGGGTAACAAAAGGAAAAGAAGCGGAGAAACAGATATTAGCAATAGCAAGGGCTAAAAGACAGGAATATGAAATTACACAAGCCCAAGCACAAGTAGAAGCTGTTCAGTTGCGGTCTATAAGAAGAGAGAACGAAATTAATCATCTTGTAGAGCAAAGCAGAATGGACGATTTAACAGCAGAAGGTAGAATTTTCTATGAACGTCAACAATATGTTGACGATTATGTTAAAACTTATGCTAAATTAGTTGCTTTATATGAAACAGAGGCAGAATATGCCGCCCAAGCAGGAAGTGTAGAAAAACAAAATGAATGGATAAAAAAAGCAGAAGATGCAAGAGCGGCAATGAAATCTGTTGTTGAAGAAGTACCACCATTCCAAAAGAAACTAAGAGAAGGATTTTCAGATGGTTTGGCAGGGATGTTTGATGATTTAGCAGAAGGGGAAAGCTGGAAAGATGCTTTCCAAAACTTTGCAAGTAATCTTTTAAAAGAATGGGCTTCTATGTGGCATAAAAGATTAGCACAAGATATAACAAATAAATTATTTGATGCAGTTCTTCCAAAAGGAGAAAAAGCATTAACGATAGACACAGAATTTGATGTGCAAGTCAATGAATATAAAGAAGAAATAAAAGCTCAAATGGAACAGGGCGTACAGGCAGTAACAGAAGGTTCTTTAAATATCAAAGGACAGTTTGATGCTTTAATTCCTACATTACAGCAATTTGGAGAAACTGTTACTTTGGCAATGACGCAGATAGCTTCTAGTTCAGGACAAGAGACAGTTGGCATAGGAAGTATTGGAGCAGGCTTAGGAGGCATCGGAGCTGGGGCAGGAAGCTTTTCTATAGGAACATCAACTACTGGTGCAAATTATGGTGGAATGTCTTTAGAAAACGAAAGTTTAGTTAATAGCTTACAAGACCAGTTTAATGGGCTAACACTTACTGCAAAAGATTTTGGGCAGTCAATGGGAACTTTAAATGATTTATTGGCAACTAATGCTGGAGCACAAAAATTAGATAATAAATTAACTATGCAAGCTGGATTACAAGCACTTCCTAATATGTTAATGGGGTTAGCTATGGTTTCTGGCAATGAAGGTTTAATGAAATTTGCGATGGCATTGCAGGTAGTAATGTCAATTATTCAAATGATAAATGCCATGAGTAGTGTTAGTGGTTTTGCTACTGGTGGTTATGTATCAGGTGCGGGAACAGGAACTAGCGATAGTATTCCTGCAATGTTATCAAATGGTGAATATGTTTTAACTGCAAAGACAGTAAAACGTCTTGGAGTTGACTATTTAAACCGTTTAAACGAAGGGGCATCAATAGTACCTTCAATGGCTAAACTGCCTAAATTCAGATTTGCAGATGGTGGATTAGTAGAAACGCCCAAATCACAGGAAAACTCAAATCAAAATCAAGTAGCTAAAACAGAAGAAACAGGCGGGGGGATACAGATTACTTTTTCACCTGTATTCCAATCATTAGACCCAGAGGCAAATATGAAAGCTTTTGACCAGCAATATCCTATATTAGAGAAACGAATAATAGATGCAATGAGAACGAAACAAGTTATGAGACAGGCAGTGAAAGGAGCGGCAACTTAATGTATAATTTAGATATAAGTACAAATGAAGATTATTATGATTATTATATTAACGAGCAAGTAACAGGTATAGCCGCTTTGAAAGTTTATAGTTATTCATTATCTTATAATACCTTAATTGATGAAAAGTTCACAGGCAATGAACAGCGCAGAGATGTATGGTCACAGCCAAGAAGAACTTGGACATTAGAATTTCAAAAATCCCCAGAATTAGGACGCAAGCTAGAAAACTTCTTCAAGGAACACTTAGGGCGAAGAAATGCTTTTAGGTTCAAGTGGGTTAAAATAAACTCCGAAGGAGAAGATATGGGCGGGGATGATGAATGGTATTATGTAAGATTTAATACAGACACATATAGTACGGATATAGATTATTATGGATACAGGCATACGACACTGGAAATAATTGAGGTGAGAAATAATCAATGAGTATTGGAATAACCGAGCAAATTGAGCGTTATCTCGCAGACCCTGAAATATCAACAAGGTTATTAGTTGTTATAGAGTATAGTGAAGATAACATTTATAGATTTATAGTAGATGAAAGTATAGAAGAGATAGAAATTGGTGGAGAAACATATTTAAGTGCGGCTATTACAAGAAGTGATAGAGAAGAAAATTCTGATATGTCCATTGAAACATTGACTCTCACAATGTCTAATCATTGGCAAGGTTGGGCGGCAATACTTGCTAATCAAGGAAACAATTTTATAAATAAGCCCTGTAAGATTTATGAGTGGATGCCAGAGTTTCCAGAAGAAGCACCCATATTAATTTATGATGGTGTTTTAGATAATATTAATATGACAGCAAGCACTTTTGAAGTTAAAGTAGTAAGAAGTTTAGGAGATTATCAACAAGAAAGTCCTAATATGACTTTTGACCCTAACTGTCAGTTTCAATTTAAAGATGAAAGATGTAGATATGTAGGAGAATATTTTGAGTGCGGAAAAACTTTAGCGGATTGTATCAATAGGCATAATGAAGAACGTTTTGGTGGGCATCCTTCTGTGCCTAGAGAGACCATTATAAGGAGCTAAATAATGATAACACAAAAGGAAGCATACAGTTTAGTAGGAAAGCCTTTTGTTCAGTTTACAGAAGATAATAAGGCGTGGGGGTGTCTTGCGCCTTATTATTTAATACATCCAGAATTTAAAGACTTTTTCACACTAGAAGATACACAAGAATTTTTAAAGCTAGCAAAAGAGCGGTTCAAAGAAATCTCATTAGAAGAAATTCAATACGGAGATTTCATAGCTTTATTAATGCCATTAGGTTTATGGCATATAATGATTTATTTAGGTGATGGAAAATATGTGCATTGCACAAAAGCTACTGGAACAGTAGTAGAAAAGCTATCACCTGCGTATAAAAATAGGATAAAGGGGGTATTTAGATGGGCATAGCTAGTGCTGTAATTGGATTCGTCTTTTCAGTAGCATCTTATGTAGTTAGTAGACGTGAAATGAAGAAGATGAAAAAGACAGCTAAAAGAACTTATTCAGATACAATGGCTACTGAAACATCTAATACCATGCCAATTCCTATTATATATGGCACAGTAAAAAACGCAGGTAATTTAATTTATTCTAGATTATGGGACAATAATCAGAGAGTAGCAAAGCTTATAGTATTTTGTGATGGTAAGATAAAAGGCATAAGAGATATAAAATTAGATGATACTGATATTAATAGCTCAGATTTTGAAGGTGTAAGTTATAATACTTACGTTGGAGATGGTGAGCAATTAATAGATGGCAGAGTAGATGGAACAACAAATTCTCAAAGAGCACAAAAAGTAGGCGGGTTGAAATATGATGCTTATGTAGCATTAGAAGCAAAAGCGAATGATAATTTATCTGGCAGTTTTAATGTTACAGCTATGATAGATGGTAAAATAGTAAAATGCTATACATCTGAAACAGAGTACACAGAAGAGTGGTCTAATAATCCTGCTTGGTGTGTATTAGATTTTTTAACTTGTTATAATGGTGTAGGGCTTGATATAGATGAAATTGATATCCCCAGCTTCTTGGAAGCGGCAAAGTTTTATGATGATAAAGATTATACTTTAAATATTTGTTTAGATGAAACCCAATCAAGATTAGATTGGGTATCCAATATGTTAAATTGTTGTCGTTCAAGCTTAGTTTATAAGAACGGTAAATATTCTTTATTTGTAGAAAAAGAAGATGAAGTAGTACAGAGTTTTGACCCAGACTCTATAAATAACCTAGAGCTTTGGTGGTCTCCAATGGAAGAAATACCAGATAGAATATATGTTCAGTTTATAGACCCAGATAATGAGTGGGTAAAGGTAAATGCGCAAGCAGAAGCACCTAATCCATTAAGAAAACAGCCTAGAATTGAAACATATGAGTTATATGGCGTAACAAATTTTGACCAAGCAAGTAGGTTAGCTTGGTTTTATTTAAATCAAGCAATAACTTGTAAAATGTATGTAAGGTTTAGTACAGATAGGCGTGCTTTAAATAGAACAGTTGGGGATGTAATTAGTTTAACTGATTATATCACTGAATTTCAAGACAAACAGTTTAGAATTATAAAAATAGCAGATAAACAAGACGGTGGAATAGAGCTTACTTGTAGGGAATACAATCCAAGTATTTATAGTGAAGAAAAAGGTGCAACAGAGCCAGTAATTAATAATTCAACCTTAGCTGACCCCACAGAACCACCACCAGCAGTTGTTTATTTAGACAATGAGCAAGAATATTATATACTCCCTAACAAAGTAGTCGTTTCAAGAATTTTTATTAAATATACTTATCCAGACTATTTTTATTCAAGAGGCGTAAGAGTTTGGTATAGATTACAGGGTGATGAAACTTGGTCATTTGGCGGTATATTTGATGACGGTTCAAATACTGCTGTAATTGAGAATATGGAAATTCTTAAAACATATGAGTTTAAGTTGGTGCATGAAAATAGATATGGTAAGTTTTCAAATCCAACATATACGCCCCCAATTTTAATAACAGGAAATAACATTGCACCTGAAATGCCAGCAGATTTTACAGGAGAAGAAGCGGTAGGAGGATTTAGTTTAAGTTGGACAGCTAACAAGGAAAGAGATATAGACCATTATGAATTGTATATTGGTACTGTTTCAGAAAGTACAAAAGTAGCAGATATATCTGGAACAAGCTATTTTTATTCTACTGGAATGGGAGAATATAGATTTCTATTAGTGGCAGTAGATACAGTAGGAAATATGTCTACTCCAGCAAGGCTTGATTTAGCTATTGCAAGACCTGCAAATGTTACTGGTTTTGATTGTGTGCAAAATGAGCGGAATATAGAGTTTAGATGGAATAAAGTACAAGGTGCTACATACTATGTAATAAGAGAAGGTTCAAGTTGGGATTATGGCAATTTCATAGGCAGTAGCGCAGGGCAAACATTTACACTGCCTTTTGCACAGGCAACACAAGTAGACTTTTGGATGAAAGCATATACTGAATTTGGAGTTCCATGTGAGTTTGCTTCTTATTGTACTGTAAGAATTGCTTCTATTCCTAACAGAAATATGATTTATACTTATGATGCTGTAGAAGATGAATGGAGCGGGTTAATGCACCGTGGTTATGTAAATGCCCGAGGATTCCAGCTTGAAGATAACAGCATCAGTGCAGAGTATTTATATGAAATAGAGTTAGACCAAGAGTATTGTTGTAGAAACTGGGTAGAAAAAATTGTTAAGCCTTTCTCTCCTTCTAAAGAGAAGATATGGAAAGAGCTTAAATTTACTTGGGATTCAGAAACAGCAAAAAATACTACTTGGATGCCATTAGGCACAGATTATACTTTTAATACTTTTACAGATATTGCAATTTATTTAGGGAATGAAGCTACAAGTTTACTAGATTATTGGACATTAGATGAAACCTTAATAAGCAATACAGGAAAAACACCAGATGTACCTTATGGGATAGTCTCATATGGTCAGGGGCGGTTTCATAAGGGGTTAAAAATAGATGGTCATAGTTTATTAAAATGGCAAAATTTAGAAATCCCTAAAGTGTTCTCTCTTTCAGTAAATGTAATGCTTCCAATAGATTCTGATTATTCTTATGCTATTTTAACATTGAAGAATTCAAAAACAGGAGATTGGATGCTTTTAAGTTATAATAGTGAAGGAGATAGGTTTGTTCTTACAACAGACACTGGGGTAGAGGTTTCAGCGGGAGATTTTTCGCATCCAAACGACCATATGACATTCGTGGTGTCACAAGGAGACGGATATTTGAATTTAATTGTATACAGTTCTGTGTTCTCTTTATTCAAGAACAACAAGATTGCATATAAAGATTATAAAACATATGATAGTATTGCTTTATACAGCGATATTTAAGGAGGAAATTTAATGTTTAATGAAGATTTAGCTTTAAACTGTTTTATGGTTGGCGAGTTATTTGATAAAGATGGTAATTTAAAACAAAAAGTTGAAAAACACAATATGATTTTAAATGGTGGCTTTGATTTTCTTTGTAATTGCATAGGTGCGGCTAGAAGTAGACCAGCCGCTTTATCACATATTGCAGTAGGCACAAATAGCACTGCTGTAGCCGCCGCTGACACAGGATTAAAAGGTGAGCTTGTAAGGAGTGCCGCAACATACACACATACTACTGGCACTAAGTTCTTTACAATGGTGGCAACTTTTGCCGCAGGTGTAGGAACTGGGGCTTTAACTGAAACTGGCTTGTGTAACGCCGCTTCTGGTGGCACTACAATGGATAGGGTAGTATTCCCTGTAGTAAATAAAGAAGCAACAGATACTTTTAAAGTGACATTCCAATTTAAATTAGCAGAAAAGGCATAAATAAATGCCAACAGTAGAGATTTATACAGGAGAGCCTAGACAAGCCAAAATCAAAGAAGTAAAATTAAGGCTTAAAGATGTCCATATAAAACTAAAAGATTTTAGACTAATAGATAAAGGTGCAAATATAGGATATGGTTTAGAGCTTGATGAAGATATGTCTCGACAGGTTAATTATGGACGTAGTTTCACTGAGGGTATTGAAGTAAATGAAGCACTTACTAAAGAATTTAATAAAATAATATACATAGACTTTAAAGTTGAAGAGCTTTTAACTAAGCTTTTCACAAAGTATGTAGAAGAAAATGCGGAATTTAATGAGAGTTTAGTAAAAGAAGCAAATAAATTTGTATCAGACGCATTGGAATTAAAAGAATCTCTTGCAAAAGATGTAGAAATGACTGTAAAATATAATTTAGAATTAGAAGAATTAAAAGAAAAATTTGTAGAAAAATTCTTTACTAATAAAGTGGAATTACAGGAGTCTTTAAGTAAAGCATATGAGTTAAACTTAAAAGAAGCTGTTGAATTAAAAGAAACAAAATCTAAAGAATTAAGTAAGACTTTTAATGAAGTTTTAAATATTATAGAAATATATTTAAGGCATGCTGGCACAGTAATGAGTGATTTAACTATATACGCTAAAGCTTTAAATGAGACAGATTTTGATGTAGCAATCACGCCTGCTGGTTATGATAGATTTAAAACAATGTTGACTGGTGATTATATTTATCAAAGGGCATTATTTAGATTTGTTTTAAATGTGGCAACGGTTAATAGCGAAAGACCAAATGCTAGAGAGTATTTGCATAAAGTAGACGTTCCTGATACTATTGAAACTGGTATAATTGAATTTAAAACAGACAAAAATCCAGCAACTTATTATTTTACAAGAGAGTTCCATGTAGTACCAGAAGTTATTTATACAATTTTGCGGGTAGAAAATATGGAAGAGTTAGGACAGGCAGCAATACTGCCGCTTGAAGTAACTACTAAGTATATCAAAGCACAGCTTAAAATTGGAAGTGTTTATGTTAATGGTGCAGTTTCATTCTCAGCTAGAGGATACTAAGGGGGAAATGGTGTGCAAAAGTTAGTAACAATAGAGGAAGCTTGGACACTAGCAAACTCTTTAGGTTATATAAATGATAATTTTAGAAGTTTGCTGACAAACAATGCTGGTATAGCGTTCCCTTCTGCTGAATTAGAGCTGGGGATGTCTTGTTTTAGAACTGACCAGCTAAAAATGTATAATTTAGTAAATGTAGAGCGTGAAATTTGGGTTTTAACAATGGATTTAACTCAAACATATGTTACTAAAGAGTATGTTGACAATATTAAAATACCTTTAAGCAGAGTCACGGATTTAATTGATTCTGTTACAAATAAGATTAAAGATAGCTTAATCAATTCAGGATTAGATAATGGGCAAGTAGTTGTAGTTGGAGATAGAAATAAGATTGCAACTTCTTTAATTGACACTGGTACTGCATCAGGTCAAATCCCAATAGTTAATAAAAACAATAAAATTGAAATGGGATTAATTGATACAGGAACAACAGCGGGAAAAATACCCATGCTTCAAGCAGAAGGTAAATTACCTACATCTACATTGCCTAGTAATTTAGCAACTTTTAACGATTCAGGGGAATTAGTATTCCCAAATAAAAATAGAATATTTGTAGGTAGTTAATATGGCTAATGCAGATAGTAAGAATAAATTAAAAATGGTTATAGGGGGAGTCAAATATGAACTCCCCCTTTATGATAGTTATGATGGTTTTTATAATAAAAAATATATGAAAATCTTATTATCAGATGGTAACACTAGATACATTGGATTAACTCCTGATAGGTCAGATATTACAGTAAATGCTGGGTGTTATATAAATGATAAGAAATATTATTTTTTAATAAAAGAAATAGAATCCAACGCTATAAATGCTAGTGGAAGTTTTTATCAATATATCGCAAATAGTCAATCTTTCCAGTTCCAGAAAATTATATCAACTACGGCTTATGCACCAGAGGCGGGACAGTATAGAGTTGTATTTAAGGTAAAATGGGCAGGAAGTTATAATGACTATAAAAATTATAGAGATTGCAGTTATTATAGATTTGCTGTGAAGCAAGGAGAAACAGAATTAGCAGATACAGGAGAGCATAATTTACAAGATAGTATTTTTTATCCATATTCCACTGGCAAATCAGATGAAACTGGTATGGCAAATGTGGCGCAGTGGTTTACTATAGATGAAAAAGTTATGTCTTTAAGTGCTGGAAGTAATGTCTTTGATTTATGGGCTTGGATGCGGTTTACAAGTAATAAGCACGCCGCTTTATATGTATCACCTTTTCAAGTAGAAATTACATATTTAAATTCAGACTTATCTATTGATTTCTATGATAGTGGGACATTTAAATGCCCAGAAGATGTAAATAAGGTAACTGTCACTATGTACGGTGGTGGCGGCGGTGGCGGTGGGGCTGTTTTCTATAAATTAAAACGCACAAGAAACCATTCCACAAGCAATTCTTATAGAAGCACATCTAATGACGGAAGTGATGGGGAGTATATGAAAAAAGAGATAACAGTAACACCAAATACTTCTTATCCTGTTATTGTCGGTAAGGGTGGGGCAGGAAGCACAGATAATGTGCAAATAGAAATAAGTAATTACACTAATACTACTTCTGGAATGTCATTTACTGCTGGTGATGGTTCTGATGGTGGAGACACAACAGCTTTTGGGATGACTGCATCAGGGGGCAAAGGCGGTTATGGAGGTATTTTTACTTGGACATCTAGTAATAGAGAGTATAAATTTACCACACGCCCTCCAACTACCACAGAAGCAGAAAATGGCGGTAAGGGAGCAACTTATGCCACAAAAAAGGGTATTTTAGGAACTACTTATAGTGCTACTAAAGAAGCGGCAACTAGCGGTAAAGATGGATTTATTAGGATTGAATACTCAAAATAGTTGACAAAACTAAAAAAGTGTGTTAATATGTTATTATATTATGGCTGTTAAGCTATTACTTTAAAAGTAATGCTTGACAGCCTTTTTATTTTGTGGTATAATAGCATTGAGGTGGAAGAAATGGTGTCAAGTTATGAGAAACGTTTAAGTAAACAAAATTGTATGTCAATTAGAGCAAATGAATACTATTTTATTAGAAAAAGCAGTGTGTTTAAGGAGTGTATGGTATTAGATTTAGAAGAAAATTTAATTGGTTGGTATTCCCTAAAATTTGTTCGTAAAGTTTTCTTTGATATAGATGTGGAGGAGTGGGAATGACAAAAGAATTTCAAAATAATTGTTTATTATATACATGTAAAAAAGATTATCGTTTTTTTTTAAAGGCAAGCGATATTTTGCTAGAAAAGTATTCAATGGTTTAATTATTGTTTTTGCTGAAAAAGGTAGCTGTTATTTTTTTCCTGAGGTATTCTATAGTGTGTTTAAGGAGGAAGCACAAGAATGGGAATAATTGAAAAACCTAACAATAATTGCAGATTATGTCAGTGTGTTAGTGACTTTTATGATTTTAAAAATGGTGAATATTATTGGGCTGAATTAGGAGAACGTTGGTTGACAGACGTGGTTATAGTATATTTTAGAGGAAAGAAAGGTAGATTTCCTATGAGCTTACGAGATTTCCCTATTTTATTTAAATGGGTGGATTTAGAATGGGAATGACTAAAATAACAATAACACCAACAGGGGAATTAATTCATTATAATTTAAATGAACAATATATAGCTGTGCCTGTATTTAGTAATTATGGAGATTTAGAATATCACATTTATGATAAAAAAGGAAATCTTTTAAATTCATGGGTATCACAAGAAGCATTATTTCTCTTTTTCAGGAGGGTGGTAGATGAAGAATGGGAATGAAATTAGCAAAGGCAAATAGTATGACTTCTTTAATAGATAAAATAGTAGTTACTTCACAAGTATTATCAGGAAAGGAGAAAGAGTCAAAATCCAAATGAAACAAATAGAAAAAGTAAAGAAATTATATAAACCAAGATTTGAGATAATAAGAGCAGAGCAAGTAACAGATGCTAATATAGATGAATTATCTAAAATAGCAGACAAAGTAGAAAAAGGTTCTTATGTATTATTTTTAGGAGATGAAGTTGTTACAGTAGGAGAAAATGCTTTCAAATTGTTGTTTGAGCTTTATAGCGCATTGGTTTCTTATTGTGATGTAAGAAAGGACGAAACAGATAATTGAATTATTTAATGGAGATTGTTTTGAAGTAGCAAAGCGCAGGATAGAGGGGATATAGTGAAGATGAATCTAGGAGATATTTTTAAAATTCATACTCCTTTCGGTTATGGCAACAACAATGAGTTTCGTGTGGGGGATATACTATCAGTAGTAAGTGTAGATGGCTATATAAGAGATACGTGTAAGGTGTCTAATAAAAGTTGGAGGAAACTCTATATAGGGCATGGATACCGTTCAGAGCCTTATAGTTTTGGTGCTGGCACATGTTGGAATATTCCTAAAAGTTATTTAACAAGATATTGCATACGTATAAGTGCTACATCAGAATGGGAGTGAAAACGTGAAATATAGAGCAGGAGATACTTTAATAGTTAAATCTTTTTTCAGATTTGATTATAATGATTTTAACAAAAATGATATTATTCGTATACTTTTTGATATAAATGATTTTGTAGATGAAAATGATAGTGGCTACACAATATCTAATAAATCTTGGATTTCTAGTCAAATGGGACATAGTGCAAAGAGTATTAGTAAGTATAGTTTTGGTGATAATACAAATTGGTTTGTAACATCTACTGTTTTAGAGTCTCATTGTACTCTATCGGAGGAGTGTGCGTGGGAGTAATGAGGGAATTTAGAACACAACAGTTTTATAAGGCATTTAAGTTATATAAACAAAGGGGATATAGTAGCAACTATTGTTTTATGTTATTTTATCGTTATACTAAATGAGGTGATTATTTTGAGTGAGTATTTTGAGTTATTTTTAGAGCGCAACAATTTAATGTTTAATCAAAAGTTTCAGGTTTTGGATTATGATAGAAAATACACTGTTGGTAAAGGAGCAAAATTTTGGATAGCAGATAATAGACTTTATTGTGATAACCCAGAGATAAATACTTGTATTATTATGTTAGAACTATTTGCTGGTAATTGCAGTGTAAAACAACTTCCTTACTCTCCCACAAGTGGTGATGGATATTTTTATGTTTATGTAGATGGGAGCAATAATCAGGGAGTTGTATCTAAGGGAGTATTTTATGGTAATTTAGTAGACCAGCTTTTGCGAAGTTTAGGAAAATGTTATAGAACTAGAAATGAAGCAGAAGAGCATTTAAAAGAGGATGTTAATTTTTTATTAAAAGGAAGATGAAAAAATGGAAACTAAATTATTAATTATTTTAGAAAGTTTAGAAAACAAAGGGGATATAAATTCTGAAATAGATTTATCTGAAACAGGTTATACTCCAAAAGTTATTAAAGAAGCATTACAGTCTTTAGGTTATAAAATGGTTAGTGGTTCTTGGGATTGTTACGATTTTTCAGAGGAATATGAGAAAGAGGGGGCATCAAATGTGGTGCTATCTTTTAATGCAGAAACTTTTAAATTCACAATAATGGGGGTATAAAAATGACACTAGAAGATATTGCAGTAATGAGTACAAAAATTCCACAAGAGTTGTTAATTTCTTATATGCAAGATACCTCTTTAATTTATCTTATAGCGATTCTTGCTAGCTTCTCTTTATTGATATCTCTTATTATTTTTCTAGGATGGCAAGTATACGATGGAGTAACAGCATTGAATGAGGGGCAGGCAATTAGTGCCATGATTTTTTTAATAGGTATTTCTCTTTTTACTATTGGAGCTTTTTTTCAGGCTTTTGAAAGTTTTATTTTTTATTTTAATTGCTATTTTAATCCATTAATTATGATATTACAGGCGGTGTAAAAATAATGTATAAAGTTTGGGTAGTAATAAGTGGAAAAAAATACTGGATAAAAAGTGCTGATTTTTTCCAAATTAGTGGAACGCAAATTGAAAACTCTGATGATGTAAAAATTTATCTTACTAAGGAAGATGCAGAAGAGGCATTAAAGCAGGTTCGTATAGATATGAGAGGGACAGCTACAGATTCAGGAATATTAGAAATTATGAAGTAAGAGGTTATAAAAATGGCATATAAAGTTTGGATAACAGCACGTGGGAAGAAATATTGGGTAACAAAATTTGTAAACATTGCAGGAGTTCTTGAAATTCATTTTACACAAGATATAACAGATAATGTAGCTATATATCCCAGTAAGGATATAGCAAGACGAGCATTAATAGCTACTTTAAATCATATACCAGAAGCTGTAGAAGGAGGAATGTTGGAAATTCCTGCAAAAATAATTAAAAAAAAAGGTTGACAAAAATCCGAAAGTATGCTATAATAGACATATAAATAAAGAGTAAAAACAATGGGGAAGCTCTGAAAGGGCTTCCTTTTTAGCATATTGAATGGAGGGTTGAAATGGTAGAGAATAAAATGCCATTATATTTCAATGCTGGGGAATTGGGCGAGGTGAGATGAATGGCTTATGAAGCTTTCACTGGTGAAGAGTATATAGATACAGATTTAGTAGCGAAACTAAATCAAGATTATGATGCTTGCGGAAAACTGGCAAGTAAAAACACATGGTCAGCAGATAATGACTTTACAGCAGGTTTGACAGTAAACAAAACTCCTACAGTAAATGCTGATGTATCAAATAAAAAATATGTAGATGATAGTGTTACAAGTGCAGTAGCTAATTTGCGGAGTTCTAACAATACTTGGACTGGTAGTAATGTATATAACAAAAATATTGCTGTATCAAACGGAACTGCGGCAGGTAGCGGTGGTACTGTAAGTTTTGGTGTTTCTCCGGCAGGTGAAACAGTACAAGCAAGAATTGGAACAGATAGTTTAGGTGGACTAATTTATCACACGAGCACAAATCAACCTCATGTATTTAGAGTTGGAACGAATAATAATGTGTTTGTCATATGGAACGATAATACAAAAGTAACTTTTTCTAGCAATAATAATCCCTTTGCAGTGGTCACACATGATGGTGTTGCAAGATGGTTAGGTAATGCAAGAACCGCTACGAAGTTAGAAACCGCACGCACAATAAATGGAGTATCTTTTAATGGCACAGCAAACATTACAATAGCTGACTCTACAAAGCTCCCTATTGCTGGTGGAACAATGACAGGTGATTTAACACTTAAAGGCAATCCAACAGCAGATTTGATGGCGGCTACAAAAAAATATGTAGATGATAGTGTTGCAAGTGCAGGTGGTGGAGATGTATTAGCCGCTGGAAATAACAGTTTCACAGGAGCAAACACATTCCAGAACTTAGTAACAATGGTAGGTGGCGTAGTATTTACAAGCGGAACAACAACACTTGCATGGAAAAATGCTACACAAATAGTAGCAACAATAAATGCTAGTACCTACACAGGTAATTCTGCCACAGCAACAAAACTAGCAACTGCAAGGACTATTACAGCAAATCTTGCAAGTAGTACTGCTGGCAGTTTTGATGGTTCGGCAAATATAACAGTCGGAGTTACTGGTACTTTACCAATCGCAAATGGTGGAACAGGGGCAACAACAGCCGCTGCCGCAAGAACCGCATTAGGATGCGCACCTGCATATACCTATAGCACAACTGATTTAACCGCTGGAAGCTCTGCATTAACCACAGGCACACTTTATATTGTGTATGAATAAAGAGGTGCGAAAATGGCAAAAAGCATTTATATAGGCGTAGATGGTAAAGCAAGAAAAGCAAAGAATATATACATTGGAGTAGACGGCAAGGCAAGAAAAGTCAAAAAAATGTATATAGGAGTAAACGGTGTAGCAAGATTATGTTACACGTCCGAAGTAACAGTCACAATCGTACAATCAGCAAATCAAACAATAACAGTAATTTGCAATGGCAATTCATATACATCAACATTTACAGCAGAAGCAGGGTCAACTTATACGGCAAGTATATCAGCAAGTACAGGTTATAATGCAGGCACATTAAGCAGTACAAGTGGAACATTGACAGATAATATCACTATTAGTGCAACAGCCGCTACCTTGAAAACCTATACTTATACGATTAATCAGCCTACAGGTGGAACGATTACTGTTACAGTTGATGGAGTTGCATATACATCAACCTTTACTGTTCAGCATGGCAAAACTGCAAGCAATTTGTGTACGCCGAATAGTGGATACACCTTTAAGACATTTACATTGTCAGGAAGCTATCAAACTGCAAGCGCAAATACATTAGCAATAAATGGCGATGCTGAAATTGGAGCTGTATTAGAAAAGGAGGACGAAGATGTTTAATTGGTTAATAAAATTATTAGGCGGGAAAACAAAATCGGAATATGAAGATATGCAAAAAGAACTAAATGAAAAATGTGCCAAATTATCAAGTACATTAGATAGTTATGCAAATCTTGATTTTGTTGCAAGTGGTGAATATTCTTTTAGTGTAAAAGCAAATTCACCTTATAGTATTTTAGTTAAAAAAGGTCAAAGTCTTATAATCACTGGTTATAACAAAGATGGAGAGCTTTTAGAAAAAATTAATATAAATAAGGAGGACGAATAAAATGTTTAATAAATTAATTAGGGGGGGGGCAGGCAGATAAAGAATTGTCTGTCAGCCGTCTTCCGAGATTACAATTACACGCACTAACTGATAATCCTATGAATATTACAGTCACAGGGAATATTACGGTTAGTGCGACTTTAAAAGCTCAGTTACCTAGCAGTGAAACATTTTTATATGCTGGCGATGCAAATTCTACAACGATAACAATTCCAGCGGGAGTAAACGTCGTAAAAGCATACGCTGGAAGGGGACAAGGAAATCCCTATATGCAGTTATATCATGATAATAATGTGCTTTGGAGTGATGGAGTTATTACGTATGTAGGAGTTACTCCAAATAAATCATATACATTATTGTATGTAGGACCACTTGAAGACCCTTCCGTATCTTATATTTATTGGTATGTATCCTATTCATCATCAATAAATCAACAAACACCTAGCGTAACTGATTATTAATGTAATATTCCTCTGTGGGAAATCGGAGGAAAAAGATGGCTTTGACAGACAATCCTATGAGTTTAGTGGTTACAGGCAATGTAACAGTTGGGGCAACATTAGAAGCAAGTGTACCGACTACTGAAACAAGATTGTTGAGTACTATGGATGTGAATACAACGGTTACTATTACAGTGCCTGCGGGTGTAAAAGTATTAAAAGTAGAGGGTGACGTATACCATGAACACAAAGGCGAAGTAGCTTTAGATGTATATTCAGTAAATGGCAAAAAATATTGGTTATCTGTATGGGGTTACGAAAACGCCTATGATATTTGGTATGTAGGAGTTACACCCAATAAAAGTTATACATTGAAGTTATCAACTGATAGCGAAACTGGCACAGAGGCAGGAAGTGTAACTATTAGTTATTCACAATCAATTAACAATCAAACGCCTAAAGTAACCGATTACTAAACTCAAAATCTGCCGTATATTATGGCTTTAACTGATAATCCAATGTCAATTATCGTGACAGGCAATGTCACCATAGGAGCTAGCTTAGAGGTTAGTATTCCTAGCGGGGAAACTACTTTAGCACATGGCAGTACCTTTACAGTCCCCGCAGGAATAACAGTATTAAGAGCTTCATTCAATCAATCTGGATATTTAAATTTGATTACGTATGTAGGTGTAACACCCAATAAATCCTATAAATTGTATTCTATTTGGTCTGAATATAATTATGGAGAAGGTGAAGAATACTTGTTGTATAATACTAACAATGATAAATCTTGGATTGATTATGCTATAGGCAATTTAGATGTTGAAACTAGTTACGCTAATTTGAAGTTTAAACTCGAATGGTCGCCTACTATCAATTCACACGCAGTAGAAGTTACAGACTATTAATAATCAGTAATATTAGGAGATTTCGCATTAATAGTTGGAGACCAAGATATCAAAATTCTAGCTCTATCATCCCTAGCACTTATCCAATATTTACTAGAGCTAGAATAATAGCAATAATAAAAATCATTGCTACCAACCACGACTGTTAACGTATATGTTTTTCCACCAGTTACTCCTACATAATTAGGAGATTTTTCCCCCACATCCTGAACTTCAACAACTTTTATATTAGTGGGTATAGTCACACTCCATTTATTTGTAGAGCCCGGCGATGAATATGTAGGAGATTGTACACTTCCTGTAGGAATACTAGCCTCTAAGCTAGCTCCTATGGTGAGGGGATTTAAGAAAGGAATTGTAGATGGTAAAAATACTAATAATGGTACTATTTTTCTTGTTCCCCACATTAGCGGATGCTCATGTTGTAATGGGTGGTGATAGGGGAGAAACAATGAAGAATATAAAAATAGTAGAAAATTATTTTAAAAATAATTTTAATTTAACTTTACATAGAGATGTTGCTGTTATTAATGTTGGTTCAGTAAAAGAATATGCGGATTTGTTAAAATACTTTAAAATAAATAATGCAGAAGAAATAGCTCAAAAAAGTGGAGCGGTAACATCTCGAAATTCTGTAATAGTTATAAATACTGCTGGAACAGATAAGAGTGATAGATTATTTCTTTTAGCGCATGAAATGACACATCAATATCAGTTCCAGCAGAAGGGAAAAGCGGCTACAGAAGATATGGCAATGCTTGAAGGATTTGCTGATTTAATAGCCAATGACATAAGTGGAGCTTACATATCTATTGAAAATTATGGAATAAAGCGGGAAGATTTAAAGAGTTATTCAGATTTCAACGAAGCACAAAAACAGTATGGAAATAAGGTATATGAACAGGCAAGATATTATGCAAGAAAAGAGAAGTTTTTAGATTATTACTAAGGAGCGTATAAAATGACTCATAGTGTGGGGAAAGTTGATAAAAAATAAGGAGGATGCTTTATCTTGAAAATTGTAGATAAGTTTTATATTCGGTGTGTTAGTTATTTTGCACAAGAAGAGTGTGAAGAGTTGTGTTTACAGTTATTTCAATTAAGTGATGAAGTTCTTGCCTTATCAAATGAAGTAAACATAATGCTATTTGATTGTTTTGATTTAAAGAAAGCATACTTAAATCAACGAGCATTAAATTGTTTAAGGAAAGTGGAAATTTACCCGCAAGAAATGAGGTTAGCATGAAAGAATATTTATATAAGATATTTAAATTAGTTTTTAAAAATCGTTATGACAAAGACGTATTGAAATTAAAAGATGAAATCTTTGAATTGCGTAGAGAAAAGGTAGAAAAAGCTAGAGAATGTGAACAAGTCAAACGTGAATTGATGGGAGCTAAGAAAAGGATGTCAGCTTTAGACAATTCTAGGTTGGAAGATGAAGTTAAAGTAAATGAGTTAATATCTCATTTAAGAACTTGTGAAGAACAAATAGAAGAATTAAACGAAAAAATAAAAAATCTTCAAAGCAAAAATAAAGGATTAACAACACAGATAAAAAATATGAAAGAAGGAAAGTAATATGGAACTCTACACAAAACTAAAGAAAGCGGTAAATAATTTTATAGCAGTTATGTGTAGAGGTCTGGAACGTCTACACTATCTGTAAGAACGGAGGGGTGTAGTGAATAGGGATTTTGAGACAGAATTAAGAGAAGATTTAGCAGTAATAAAAACAAAGCAACAAAGCAACTCAGAAAGTCTTGGAGTGTTCTTAGAAAAAACACAAACACAAGAAGTAGAATTAAAGACAGTAGAAAATAATATAAAGACAATTTTCAAAAGATTAGATGAAATGAGAGCAGAAGCAAAGGAAAATAAAGTAGAGCTAAATAAAGTTATAGATGATAAGTGTTCTGATATTTTTAGATTAGCAACATTTTTATCAGGAATAATAAGTATGTTTATAAGCATACTTGCACTTATTTTAAAGTAATGGGGTTTTATAATGTTTGAGAAGCTAAAGAATATTATCAAATCAAAAATTCTTGTAAAGCCTAGAATTGCTGGTGGGAGTTTAAAGCTTCTCTATATAATGATTGCATTAATAATAACAACTGTTTTAGCTTATATATTTGCTTGGGCATACCAAGCGATATTTAAAGGCGTAATAGCATTACCTGATTTATTAGCCTTAACGAAAGTTTTATTCTCCCCAGAAGCAATCGCCGCTATATTCTTTTATGGGGCATCCATAATAGATAAAGACGGAGATGGAGAGAGCGACAAATTAGAAAAAGAAGCACAGAAGGAAGATAAAAAAGAAGGTGGATGTAATGTACGAAAGTAAGCATTGGAGCGTAACGGAGTGGGATTGTTGGCGCAGAAATAGCAATGAATATGCGTGGGATAATGAAAACGGAAAGTTATGCACGAATAATGAAAAAACAGCAAATTTATTTAAAATATTAGATATGCTGAGAGATTGGAATTTTAATTGGGTAGTAAATACTACAGTTTATCACTCTGAGTATGGAACAGATTTCAAATCTGGTTATAGAACTGTAGACGATGGCGTTAATGCGGCGTGTGGTGGAGCATTAGGAAGTTATCACACGAAAGGATGTGCCGCAGATATTCATATCGCTGGTCAAGATGATACTGATACTGCTTTAGCAGACACCGTTTTAGCGGCGGCAAAAGCGTGGGGATTAGAAGACCAGTTAGGAATAGGTTATTATGGTGATTGGATTCATATAGATACCAGAGGAGTAACTTCGAGATGGTAATAGGAGGAACTGCAAGAATAGTCTTGTAGGAAAGAAATATGGTTAGTACAATTACAGTAGATAATTTTAAGTGTAAATGTTGTGGAGCAACGCCTAAAGTGAGTAAACGTTTATTAAAGATATTAAATGATATACAAACAAATGTTGGCTCTGAGTTGACAATATTATCACCTACTTGTAAAGACCAAGAATTTAAAAAATTATTAAAGGCTTGTATCATTTTAGTTCCTAAACTTTATACTGTTGATGATTTAGCGGACTTAGCGATACTGTATAATGCAGATGGTATAAGAAGGTTATATAAATATAAAGCAGTATATGTAGATGTTTTAGGAAATAAAATGGATTATTAATCCCTTACTTAGTAGGGGATTTTTTTTATTGACAAAATTAAAAAAGTATGGTATAATAGATTTAACGAGGTGATAGTAATGGAAATGTTGGCATTGAAAAGTGGCGTAGATTATCGAACGTTTAGGTTTATATTTGGAACTGACAAACTTTCTTATAAAGCTTCTCATAATCTTTGGAAAAAGCTTTCTACTGGTGTATCAAAAAAGCATTTAAACTTAGAATCAGTTGAAGGTGTACTAATTTATAATTTTGAATACTCTAATGGAAAGTATTGTTATTTTCCTGAGTTTTGGTTTGAAGAAGTTAGGTATTCTGATATTGAATGGGAGTAAAAAATGGTAAAATTAAAGGAAGGATTAGGGCATGCTGAGTGGCTTTGGTTTATGCACAATTCAATACAGTTTAGAAATGCTTGTTATGTAGATGCTAATATATTATGGAATATGTTAAAAGATGGGGTTTCAGAAGATGCCTTAAAAATCAGAGATGATGGTACAGGTTATAAAGAAATTTGTTATAAAGAAGTTAAATATGCCTTACCTATAAAGTGGTGTTTACCAATTTTTGAATGGGAATAAAAAACACTTGACAAAAGGAAAAAAATATGGTATAATAATATAAAAGATAGGAGATGGTTTAATGAGTTTATTAGTGGATATGTACGAATTAAAAACAGAGGAATATATTAAGACGAGAAAACAAACAGCAGAAGTTATTGAGACTTTAAGAGCATTAAGGGATACAAATACAAATCCTTTATATCGTAAAGCAATGAATGAGGCTATTAGGGAAATTAAGCAAATTGGATTTGCAAGAAAAGGTAAAATTACAAACTGTTTGGGAAAACTTTTTGAAGAGGAATCCGCAGAATATAGACGTAAACTTAGCGATATTGAAACTGAGGATTCTATACGTACATTAGAGTCTATTTCTTGCAGACATTTTCAGGGTTTTTGATTAATAAAAATGGCTATTAAAGTTTTTATAAGTAACTCTCAATTATTAAAAAACTTAACAGATATAGAAAAAGAACGAATAAAAAAAGATTTAACTTTTAAAAATCCTGAATATGAAAGTATTCTTAAATTCTCTAGATGGGGTAGCACTAAAGTTCCAGAATTTCTTTATTATTATAAAGAAGTAGGGGATAGCTTAGAAGTTCCTAGAGGATATAAGATACCTTTTAATTATGAAGTAGTAGAAGATACCTCAATTAGTTTTAATAATATAGAATATCCATCAGTACAAATCCAGCCTAGAAAAGTACAACAGGTAGCAATAGAGCATTTCACTGATAATACTGGAACACTTGTTATAAATACAGGGTTAGGTAAGTCAATAATTGGTTTGATGCTGGCAGGAAAGCTAAAAGAAAGGGTATTAATTATAGTTAATAAAGACGATTTAATAGATGGTTGGCAAAAAGATGCTCTGTTGTGCTATGGGGAAATAGAAATAGGTTTAGTAAAAGGCAAGGTTTTCAATATAGGAAAACAAATTACTTTAACTACGATACAGACTCTTTCTAGGCTAGGTGACGAAAAGCTTGATAAATTAAAAGAAAGTATATCAATGTTAATTTGTGATGAATGTCATAGGTGTTCTGCTAAGATATACAGTGTTCTGAATGGCTTTCCTGCCAGATATCGTTTAGGGTTAACAGCAACTAAAATGAGAAATGATGGATTAGCAGATGTATTAGATTTAATTTGTGGGCATACATTGTATGAATACAAAGGAGAATTTGAAACTTCTGATATTATAGATACAAAAGACATTTTTGTAATAAAGAGAGAGAGTCAGTTGAAATGGAATCCAGTGATTGATTATTACTGGACGAAAAGCGGAGCAAAAGTAAAAGCATTAGTATATAAAGATAAAGTATTTGCGCCACATACGCCAGAATGGAAAGCTTTAATAACACAGTTATTAAGTACAAAAGAAGTTGATAGTTTACCTGTTAATTTGCAGGAAGCTTATAAAATTGTATCAGAAGATTTAGCGTTTAATAGATTAGTTGTTGAAGATATTATAAAAGAATATAATTCAGGAAAATCTTGTATAGTGTTTTGTAAAGAGAAAGAGCATATAAATTTATTGTATGATATGTTGGTAGATATATGTCCAAGAATACAAAAATACTATGGAGATATGAAAGAAACAAAAGCAGAAATAAAAGAAAAAGCAGAAACAAAAGAAGCATTAATTACATTAGCTACTATTTCTATTAGTTGTGAAGGAACTAACGTAAAATCATGGGAGAGAGGATTTCTTGTATCTACAGTAGCAAACAAGAAAGATTTAATACAGATTTTAGGAAGGTTACGAAGAACTAAAGATGGTAAGACTAATGTATTTTTTTATGATTACAGACATCCTTTTATGGCAATTTTTAATAAGCATGGAGTAAAGAGGGATAAGTGGTATAGAGAAATAGGAATTACAAAAATTATTTAAAAATGCTTGACAAAATTAAAAAAGTATGATATAATGTTAAGACTTAAAGAATGGATGATAAAATGGTTGAATGTAAAATTATAGACTTTTCAGAAGCAGAGATAGATGATTCACGTTTCAAAGAATTAGCTATGCAGTATGATATGTATAGAAAGACAAAGCTTGAAGCGGAAAAAAGAGTGAAAGAATTAAAAGAACAGCTAGATGCTTATGTAGAGTCTAATGGCAAAAGTGATTTAAATGGTAATAAGTATTTACCTTTTTTAGATAATAAATATCTAAAAAGAGAGGTAAGAAAAAGCTATGATGTAATACCTTATATGGCTGAAAGTATTTTGAGAGATTATGGTGTTTTAGATAAAGTTTTAAAGTATGAAGCTTATTATGATATGGAAGTATTGGAACATCTTATCGCAGATGGAGTAATACCATTAGAGGTAGCAGAGAAAATGTTTAAAGAAAAATTAAGTTATTCAACTAAAATAGTAGATTTAAAGGATGTGAGCGAGGATGCCGAGAAAGAGGAAAGCTAAAAGAGGCAGACCCGCAGGGCAAATATTACAGGGAAAATTATTTAAAATAAATGGCAAGATACTACGATTATATACAAGAGCAAAATTAATAGAAGCTTTTAAATTGGCTGGTATTCCTAGAGGTTCATTAACTTTACGTAATTGGGAAAATACAGGTATTTTACCTCCTGCCCTAGTGAGAGTAAATAATATTTGTTATTACACACAGGAACAAATAAATGCTATTGTTAGAGTAGCTTTAGAGTGTGGAGTTAGGAGAGGTTTTCCTATTGAAAAGACTGGATTTTCTGAACGAGTAAAAATTGCTTTACAAAAAGTAAATGAAAGATTGTTTATGCCAGATAAAGAAATGGAGGAATAAAATGGAAACAATAAAAGTAGGTTTATCAAAAGGTGTAACATTGAATTTAGGTAATTATGAAAGTGCAAAATTTGATTGTTGGATGGAAGCAGAAGTATTAGAAAAAGAAAGAGATACAACATTAGATTTGTTTTCAGAACTTATTGATAATCGTTTAGAACAAGAAGCAAAGGAACTAGAACGTTCCATAGCAAAACGTAAATGATAGTAACAAAAGCACAGGCAAAGAAGTTATTTGGTGGAGCAATAGTAACTTCTGATAAAAGTGGAATTGTAAAATCAACAGAAGATTATAGTAAGTTCAAATCTAATGATTGGATAAAATATTTTTCAGATAAAGCAAAAGAACATGATGTAAAGTATCAAGTAGTTAAATATAAAGATACCTCTGTAATTAAATCATTAATGGCTACATATCCAAGTGATGAAATAAAAAAGATAATTGATTTCCTTTGGGATTCTGATTACCGTTTTAAAGCAGGTGGCAGGGAAAAAACCTTTATGGAATATGGCATTTATTTAATGTCAAATGCTTGGTTGAGCAGTTATTATAATTTAGCAATAGCTTATACAGGAGAGAGTTTAACTCCTAAGCGGGGTTGGAAAGAGGAATCTGAGAATGGTGGGATAGAAATTGACATCTGATTTACCAACAAGAGAAGGGAAAATGCGTGAATATATAAGCAAAGAGTCTTTATATTTAATGGGAATACCTAGTGGCTATCAGGGTAAGTTTTTATCTGACTATCATTTTGCAGAGCCTAAATTAAAGAGTATTATACAAGGCTATGTAACTAATCCTAAAGATATGTTAAACGATTGTGTTAATCTATTATTTAGGGGGCAAAATGGAGCGGGGAAAAGTTTCTTAGCTTCCATTATTTTACAAGAATTGTATATTCGTTACTATTCTGGTTATTTAGTTACTTTTAATGAAATTATAAGAAAAACATATAGCCAACAAGATGTAAGTTCTGTTTATGATTCAGAATTTTTAGTAATAGATGAATTAGGTGCGGAAGTTGATACAGCAAAAGGAGCAGAAAAAGCTTTATTAGAAAACATATTAAAGATAAGGGATACAAAAGGATTACCAACAATAATTTGCACTAATTTAAAGCAGGAAGAATTAACTAAAAGATATGGATATACTATTGACAGTATGCTAAATCTTTTCATTCAGGTTACTTTTACTACTAATGATGGTAGGAGAGAAGCTTTTAGAAATAAAGATGCCATAAAGAAATTACGACAGGGGTGATAAAGTGGATTTAGATAACGTAAAGAGTGACCACTGCATTAATTGTAACTCTGTAGAAGTATTTGCATATGTGGAATACGACCATTTGCCATTGTGCAGAAATTGTTATAAGTTATATGATAAGGGTGAAATTAATGCGGGACAGTTAAGGGAGAAAAGACGTGAAAAGAGGGCAACTAACTAATCAATCTCTTCCAATTATCGCCTTTAACTTAGAGAGTTGTTTTTTTAACAATAAAACAACGTTTGTTAATGAATTATTTAAAGATAAATATGAAATTTTGGGGATGCAGTATAACCCTCAACATTTAGATACTGTTATGAAGATTTGGAAAAGCGGAAAATACTCAATTCATTTAGTGACTTATAAAGACCCAGATGAATGGAAAGAGCTTGAAGGATTTTTATTTGAAAAGTATTTATATTTTAACAATCTAGAATTTATTGAGGGCTTTAAGGAATTGAAGAGATTTTGTGAATTAAAGTATCTTTATTATGTAGACGATGGAGATAGATTATTTTTACCTAAGAACGCTGTTTCAATGCAAGAGTTTTTAGGGGTGATGAAATGAGCGTAGATTCTAATTTTATTTTAAAATTATTAGAAACTAAGGATTGGAAAACAGTAGCGGAGAAAAGAATATCTGCCAAGTTTTTCAACCCAGCTTATAAGAGAGTGTTTAATTATATTTCAGACTTTAAAATCAAATATGGTGATATCCCTAGTGCAGAGTCATTAAAAGCAAGATTTCCAGAGCTTGACTTTACTGGAAGGGTAGCAGAGCCATTTGAATTTTATTGTGATGAATTAAGAAATAAAGTTAAGCATAATTTATTAAGGGACACAATACTTTCTGTGCAAACAGATATAAACTCATTGAATACAGAAGAAGCAGTTAAGAAGTTACAGAAACTAATACAAAATATTGATTCTGAAATTGTTCTTAACGATACCTGTAAAATAGGTGAAAGAACAGAAGAGCGTTTTGAGCAGTACAAAGAGCGGCAAAAAACAGGTGGCATTTCTGGGATGCCTATAGGTTTATTGCCGATAGATAAACAGATAGGTGGGGTTAAAGAATTAGACCTTATAACTTTCTTAGGATACACAGGAACTGGTAAATTAATTGCCGTCTTACATAGATACGGTAAAGATATGTAAGATTACGAGGGGGCAAAATCGGTAAAGGCTGTCAAATGCTAATACCGAGGTAACTGAATAATCCAGCACCGTAACGCATAGAGATTGAAATAATATCTCCACGAGTGTCCTCCACATACCGTACACTTTTGTGGAAGTGAAAATATATGCTATACTGGAATGGAATTGACCATTCGATGAAAATGAAGGAAACTTCCAGAGCTACAGATAAAAAGCTGTAGGTTAATAACAATTAGAAAACGTGGCTCTTGTGCATTATTGCTGTAGCAATGGCAAAAATGGGATATAAGGTTTTGTTTTTAACTAAAGAAATGTTGCCAGCTCAATTAATAGACAGAATTGATGCAGTATGGTCAGGGATAAGCTACTCTCGTATTAAAGATGGTCAGTTATCGCCACAAGAAGAAGAGAAGTATTATAAGTATCTTTTAGAAGAAGCACCAAAATATAAAGATAAGTTAATTGTTGAATTAGTCGAGGGCGGTGTAATATCTTGTGGAAGTTCCATTGATTTACATAAGCCAGATGTCTGTTTAATTGATGGTGGTTATTTAATGGCTGATGATTCTGAGGATGATGACTGGCGGGGAATTTTAGAAGTATGGAGAGGATTTAAAGCATTAGCTCGAAACAGAAAAGTCCCAATTCTTTGCACCTCACAGTTAAAGGGAGAGACTGCGACATTAAGTAATATTTCTTATGTCAAAGCCTTAGCCCAAGAAGCGGATGCTGTTTATGGTTTAGAGCAAGATAAAACAGATAAGGCGGAGAAAGAGATAAAAATAGTAACTTTAAAAGTGCGTGATGGCGAATGGAAACCACCTTTTAAAATGAGTTGGGATTTTACTGAAATGAAACATGATTTATTATATGTGGAAGAAGAAAAGAAAAGGACACCAATAGCGGTAAAACAAATACAAAGGATTGAGTAGTATGAGAATAGAAGAACTTTTAACTGTATGCGAAGCATTAAATATAAAGAATATCAAAGTAGTAGGTAATGATATTATGGCATCTTGTTGTTTTCATCAAGATACAAGACCTTCTTTCGGTTTAAACGCTGAAAAAGAATGTTATCATTGTTTTGGCTGTGGTGAGAGCGGAACAATAATTGGCTTAATAGCAAAATGTTTAAACATCTCATATGCCGAAGCTAGGTTAAAGCTTGATGAAATAATTGGAGAACAGGCGCAGAAAGTTGAAGAAGTTCCTTTACGAGAATACGAAGAAGTTCCAGAGCAAGAGGAAAGATTTGTTTTATCTAATTCTTCATTGGGGGCGTTTCACAGCGGGAAAGTATTCCATAAATACTTTATTGAAAGAGGATTTAGCCCAGAAGACCAACAAAGGTTTTTATTTGGCTGGGATTCGCAAAAGAAAAGAATTACTATTCCTGTATTTTGGGAAGATGGGCAATTATGTGGGTTTATAGGTAGAGCAGTGCTTAATGATAAAACACAAGAATATGCGAATATTTATGGTAAAGCCCCTAAATATTATGTATATGATAATTTCCCACGTTCAGGAATTTTGTTTCCTTTGAATTTGTTTAGACCTATCAATGATACTGTCATTTTAGTAGAAGGAGTATTAGATGCTCTATGGCTACAAAAACATGGTTACGCAAATGCTTTAGCCATATTAACTTGTAGTATCTCAGACGCTCAAATTTCACTTCTGAGGAGTTTTAATATCAAAAAGGTAATATTAGCCTTAGACGGAGATAAAGCTGGTCAGAACGGCTGTAAACGCATATACGACCTATGTAAGAATGAGTTTGTGTTTAGTATTGTGAATTACCCAGAAAATTGTAAAGATGTTCAAGACATGAATAAAGAACAGTTAGATTATATGTTTACTAATTTAGAGATGTATCCAAGATTAAAATTAAGAAAAATAGAATAGGAGAAAAGAATGGTAGCTTCAATTTTTAAAAGAGGATTTCAGGCAAGGGCAGAAGTAGAAAAGACCACTAAAAAAGGTGGGTATATTAAAGATTATTTTTTAACAGCGAGGGATAATCCTGATGCGCCAGTTAGATTTTTAACTGATGAACCTATCAGTTTTTGGAGTCACAATGTTCAAGAAGGTGGCAGATACAATAACTATGCTTGCACTTGTGAACCAGATTGTCCATTGTGTCAGGTGGGAGCACCTAGAAGCTTCAAATCAGCTTATTTAGTAGTAGATGGCAGACAAGGTAGCTATATTAGCAAAAAGACAGGTGAAAAAGTAGAGTTTGATAAAGCAGTTGCTGTTCTTTTAAGAGGAAATGATTGTGGTATTATTGAACGCAATAGACAGCGTTATGGGTTGTTAGATGCACCTTATTATGCAACTCGCATGGGACAGAAACCTAGTATTTCTTATTTGTTTGACAAAGCAGGAGCAGAGATTTTTACAAAATATCCATATTTAGATAAAGATATCTTTGCTATTGGGGAGTTAAATGAAGCGGCTAAAGAAAAAATCCAGGAATTAATTCCTGATAAATATAAAGGACTTGATTATTACGAAATTATTGAAAAGAGATTCCCATTTTATGGTGTTGAAGACACCTCTTTTGATACAACAACACTTGTAGAACCTGAGTCTATTCGTCCAGCAGGGCTTAATAGAGTTTTGGTAAGGGAAGTGGATTAATGGATAAATGGTCTCAAAAAGCATTAGATTCTTGTATGAAGTATTGGCAGAAAATTTTAGGACTTAGTCATTGGGATATAGTTATTACATATGCAAATAATAGGGATATTGAATATTTATTGGGCTACCCAGCATTAGCAAGTATTTCTTCTAGCCCTTCTATGGAGAGGGCAATAATTCGGATAAACAGTAATCCTGAGCTTGACGAAGATGCTATTATAAATGGCAGTGATGATGTTGAGTGGAGTATACTTCACGAATTATTGCATCTTTATTACCTAGATTTATATATAAATAAAGAAGATAAAGCACAAACAGAATTGATAGAAAAAATTATCAATAAGACTTGTAAAGCATTATTGACTACAGGAAGGTTTAGAAATGGGCGCAATAGCAGATAGACAAACTTTAATTAATAAAATAGCAGAGCAAAATAATATTACTTCAACAGAGGCAAATAATATTATTAAGATGTTTTGTAAAGGCGTAGAAGGAGTTTTAGAAGAATATGCTGGATTAGTTTTGCCTAGATATTTTTCTTTAGTATCTAGACAACAAGATATAAAAACTTCTTATAACATTCATACTAAGACTTTTCAAGATAGAAAACCTTTTAACAGGTTTGTTTTCAAGCCAAGTAAAAAATGGAAGAAGTTAATTAATAAGGAGTGATTATTTGTTTCATCAAAGATTCTTTAAATTAACTATTGTCAATAAAGAGAATGTTGATAGATTTTTTGAGGAATATGAACGAGCGAAACAAATTTTCTTTGACTTTGAAACTTCTGGATTAGATGTAAGATATAAGGGGAAAGATTATGCAGTAGGATTAACAGTAGCCTTTGAAGATAGTGTCAGTAAGGAAGTATACTATATTCCTTTCAGACACTATTTTGAAGGTAGCTATATTGGTTGTGGGAGACTCGATTACCGTAAAAACACTGCGGTTTTTGATGATGCTAAAAATTTTCCTGATTTTTTACCAGAAAAGTTTTCAGGAGAATATTATAATATGGATATTGTTGATTTTATGGAACGATTGAAGCCTTTAATGGAAAATGGCGGGAAAGAGTATATAGCCCATCATATTTCATTTGACTTACATTTATTTGCAAATGAAGGTGTAGATATAGTAAAAGTGTTTGAAACAAATACTTTTACTGATACACAAATAGCTGTACATACTTTAGATGAAGAACAAGAGAAGAATTTAGAAGCAGTAACTGAAACAATTTTCTCTGTAAAAAAATCTCATTTTAAAGATACTATTATGACAGTTACTAAAGAGGAAAAGAAACTTTTGGGATTAGCTTCTAATAGTAATGCTAGTTTTCAACACGTTCAGATTCCAATAGGAGCACAATATTCAGCAGAAGATGTATATTTTATGAAAGAAATGTATGAGCCAATTCTTAATGCGTTAAGAGAAGATGGTGGTTACGAATATTTTAGAGAAGTACGAATGCCATATATGAAAGTTTTGTGGAAAATGGAACGTAATGGAATCAAAGTTGACATAGAAAAACTTGAAGGTATGATAAAATTAGCAGAAGAAAAATTGGAAGAATTAACATACAAAATATATGAAGTAGTAGGAGCTAAATTTAATATCAATAGTGGTCAACAACTGTTTGAAATATTATATGGTTTTAAAAAGAAATTAAAGGATAGAAAAACAGGGGAATATAGAGAATCTTTTAATGAGGATTTAGTAGCATTAAATTTTGGTTTTAAGCCTATAGCATGGACAGATGGCGGAAAATCAAGAGATATAGCATTAAGAACGCCAAAGACAGATAAAGATGCATTAAAGAAATTATTAAGACAAACTCCTAAAAGAGAAGATGGGCATAAATTAATTAAACTTCTACAAGATTATTTTAAATTAACAAAATTGTATACAGCATTTATGCTGGGTATAAAAGAAAAAATATATTGTGATGGAAAAGTACATCCAAGCTTCAACCAAAATGGTTGTCTTGTAGCAAACACTTTAATTCCTACAGATAGGGGATTGTTCCGCATTCAGGATTTAGTAACAGATGCTTTAGTTGATGGTGAATTTGTTTCTAAAACCTATACGCTATTAAATCGAAATTTAGAACCTGAAAAGACTTCCCATATAGTTAAATATGAGAATAGGAATACTATAAAAATTCGTACTGCTTTAGGGGTTACTATCGAAGGAACTGAAAATCACCCAATAATATGTAATAAATATTCTTCAAAAGATTTATACCTTAATAGGAATAGTTGTCGTTTTAAAAATTTATATAAGAAAAAGGATGCTCAAATTTTCAAGCGTTTAGATGAGATAAATACTGAAACTTATGTAGCAGTCCCTTATGGTTATAATTTTTTTGCTAAAGATTATCAGAAACTTGAATATGAATATGTTGCAATGCGTAGTGGATTTAAGCAAGTTAAATTACCAGAAATTTTAGATGAAGATGTGGCAGAGTTTATGGGGATGTATTATGCAGATGGGTGTTTATCAGACACAAATGGTACTTTTACTATTTGCTTTACTAATGGAGATTCCTGTGTAATAAATCGTATACAAGAATTGTCTTTAAGACTTTTTGGAATAAAAGCACATGTTCGTGACTGTCATCCTCATAGAAATTCTTTGGATATTAGAATTAGTGCTAAAAGACTTGCTAGTATTGAGAAAGCTTTTCAGCTTAAAAGAGGATGCACAAACAAAGTTATTCCTGATATTATTTTACAGTCCCCAAGAAGTGTTGTAATAGCTTTCATAAAAGGAATGACATTAGATAGTTATTTTGTAGAAGAATCTAATAAAAAACAGCTAAGATTTACTGTTTCAAATGAGCAAAGTCTTTTTCAACTTCAAACATTGCTATTGAATTTAGGTATTATTGGTGGGGCAAGACATCTCAATACTTATACTGGAAATGTTTATATGCTAACATTAACTAATGGAGAATATTTAAAGTTTAGAGATATCGTAGGATTTGTTCAAAAGAAAAAGTATAAAGATTTTGAGTATCAAAGAATTTCTGGTCAATATTTAGTAGATGAAGGTAATTCATTAATTTGGGTAAAGGTTAAAGAAATAGATAAAGGAAGGGCAGATGTTTATGACTTTACTCTACCCGAAACACATAGTTTTATTTCAAATGGGTTTATTAGTCATAATACATCATCATTTAGGCTAAGTTGTTCTGACCCGAACTAAACAGATGGTTCGCTAGGCAAGAAATTCCTAGAAAAATTAACTGCTCTAACTCGGTGAAACTCCACCAATAAAAGGACAACACCGAACTAAGTTAGTTAGCGATAACTAAAAAGTGTAACGACTAGAGAAAGTAGGCTATATTAGTCGAAATCTCCACGAATGGGCAGAGCCTAAACCGAAAGGCATGGCTAAGATATAGTCTGAACTCCGTACAATGGTAAAGACGGAGAAGCGGGGATAAAGAGCCCCGTGATAACATAATTGTTCAACAGCTTCCTAAGCCTTTAGAAGAGCCTAAAGATGGTGAAGATAGAAGTTACTATGATTTTTGGATACAATTTGAAATAAGAAGTTTAATGATAGCTGACAATGAAGACGAAGTAATTGTTGCGGCAGATTATCATGCTCTGGAAAAGTTTTTAACAGCGCATTTTTCAAAAGACCCATTGTTGATTAAAATGCTAAAAGAGAAACTTGACCCACATGGAACAGTAGCAACAATTATTTTTCCAGAATTAGCAGATGCAGACCCAAATTCAATTAAGAAGTTAGCACCACATAAAAGAAATGTGGCTAAGACTGTAGGTTTCGCTCAAATCTAGGGTGAAGTAAAATCCCTCTCAAAACGGTGAAAGCCTAACAGGTTAATACCGTGCCGAACTCTGTGAAAACAGCGGTGTAGAGACTTATAATGTATCGGCTATGTTAAAACATAAATCAATCGAATACATTTAATGGGGGATAGGAGCAAGCTCCTAAAGGTATAGTCCGACACTCTTGGCAACAGGAGAAAACAGAATGGTAGATTATGGTGGTTCAAAAATAGCGGTAGCAAGAAATCTAGAAATAGATGAAAAGACCGCACAAGAATATATAGATAGGTATTTTGAAGGTTTTGCAGGGTTAAAAAAATATGATAGAGATTTAATTCAATTTGCTAGAAAGAATGGTTATATAGAAACATTATTTTCTGGGCATAAACGTCACTTGTGGGGGATAAATTCCCAAGATGGTAGAACACGTTCATACTATGAACGATTAGCGGTTAATTCAAAATCACAAGGGGCGGCGGCAGATTGCACAACATTAGCACAGATAGATGTGGATAATGATGTGGTATTAAAATCTATTGGAGCAAGACAAATACTTAATGTACACGATAAACTTTAGTCAAATAACTTGTCGTGTTTAAACTCTTCGATATGCTGGAACGCAAAAATACAGTATTACCAAAGAGTGATAATATACTGTATATCACGAAAGTGTGTAGCCAATCAGCAGGGAGGAAATGAGAGCATTTCACCCTCACAGACTAACAAAAGCATAGAATAGTAGGAACTGCACATTACTACTATTTGAGAAGTGAGTAGAGTACGGCTTTGTTGAGATACAAAGTGGGTTGACATCCTTAAATGGAAGCGGGGAGGCATAGTGCAGATGTATGATATAGTCGAGTGTGTTTTTAAGCATACGTTATGGAGATAGTCATGGTATGTCCTAAAAATTTTGCAGAATTATGCAAACAGAGATTAACTTTTCATATGGAAAATTGTTTACCAAGTAGGGGCATAAATTTAACAATTCCATTGGAAGCAGTAGGAGATATAGGTAGAACTTATAGTGAAGCAAAATAATGCTTGACAAAAATAAGATTATGTGGTATAATAAGGAGGTAAAGAATATGACAATTAAAGTGGGCGGACAGATGGTAGATGATTTAGTTTACAGAGGAGATGCTTCTGTTTCTAAAACATCTTTAGGTGAATATGAAGAAGTTTTAAAACTTTTAGAAGCACAAGTAGGGATGCTTGAAGACATAAATAATCGTTTACAAAAGTGTGTTGTTGGGGAGACCATTTCAGTTGAAAGTGTAGCCCCAGAAGGTTTAGTGCCAAATGTTCTTGGTATACGTTTAAGTAGATTAGAGGATAAGTTAGGTGCTGTTATTAGAGATTACTCTGATTGTGTTGATGTAATTGAAGAGAAACTAGGAAATATGGCATTACAGGGGTGATACTTTGCCAGATTTAAAGCAATTAGTAAAGACTATAAATAAAGCGCATGGTAAGAACGCTATACGTTTAGGGGCAACTATTAAAGAGCAGATGTCCTATAAGATTTCAACAGGTAGTGTAGCTTTAGATTATGTAATTGGTGGTGGAGTACCTTCTGGAAGATTAATAACTATTGCAGGAGCTTATTCTACTGGTAAATCGTTATTAGCTTATAAGATGATTGCTAATGCTCAAAAAATGAAAAAGAAACTTGTTACAGTTGATGGTGAAGATATAGAAATTGTAGCAGAAGATGGTGATATTCCTTTAACTTGTGCTTTGATACAAACAGAACAAGGTAGTCTTACAAAAGAATGGGCAATAGAAAATGGTATAGATTTAGAGTCACTTTTATTTTGTCAACCTGATGGAATGGAAGAAGCTTTAGATATAGCTATAGCTTTACAAAGAGCAGGAGTAGAGTTGATTGTTATTGATTCTTATGCCGCTCTGCTACCAACTAAAGTATTGACTTCTGATTTTGATGAAAGTTATCAAATGGGAATTAAGCCTAAAATGTTAGGTGAATATCATGGCAAATTTCAGTTGTTTAATAACGCATTAGAGCGGGAAGGAAAACTTCCTTCTACAGTTGTTGCAATTAATCAGTTGAGAGAGAAAATTGGCGTGATGTATGGAAGTTGAATTAAAATAAATCATATTATGATTTATTAAGAGATTTGGGCTTCCCTGTAGGGCGACTTACAGTAAAAAACTGTGTGAACGCAGAAGCGGTGTCAGAAATGGCTAACGGTGAATAGGCAGAATACCGTGCCAAGCCTCATTAGAGGAAGGTGTAGAGACTATCGAAAACAGAAACATAATGTGTATTGCTTATATTATGTGGGTAAGTGAGTAGAGTACGGCTTTGTTGAAATGCAAAGTAGCTAAGGCTTTAAATGGAAGCGCACAGCACTCTTAGCGGGAGTTGAAGATATAGTCCAGAGGGATTATTCCCTTTGCCAGAGTATACAACAGGTGGTAGAAGCACTGGGTTTACAAATACCTTAGAGATTAGATTGCGTATGGGTGATACTATTGCAGTAGGTAGTGGAGAAACAAAAAGAATTGTAGGCAAGACAATCAAATTTAGAATCGAAAAAAATAAAGCTGGTGTTCCTTATGGAACAGGTGAGTATGATATTTATACAGACACCTGTGATTATATCCAGAGAGGGGACATTGATAACGAAAAAGCCTTAATTATGATTGCAGTATTGTTAGGGATAATTGAGCGCAGGGGTGGTTGGTATTACTACGATGGTGAGCAGTTATCGCAGGGGCAAGATAATTTAATTAAATTATTACGTTCTAACAGAGCTTTATTTGAGGAGATAAGGAAAAAGGTATTAACATCAGATGAGCATATACAATAAAGGTTATAATTCCTTTCTATATGACACTCTGGTAAGACGAGGATATTATACAGCTTCTTGTTATAATTGTTGGTTTTATGACAAGGGCTGTATAAATACCGATGTTACAGAGTATGATTTAATTAAGGATGGAGAAGAATTATATTGTATCTTTTGGAAACCACCGCCAGTACAAGGAAATAGGTGATAAAAAGCATGGCGAGAAAAGGAACGACAAAATATAAAAGCAATAAGCAAGAAAAAGATGTAGCAAAAACATTAGGTGGGAAAACAGTAATGGCTAGTGGTTCTTTATGGCAAGCTAAGGGGGATGTAAGGACATCCCGATATTTAGTTGAGTGCAAGACTACAGATAAAGACTTTTATAAACTAGAGCAAAAGATTTTAGCTAAAATTGCAAAAGAAGCGATAAAAGATAGTTTAAGAAGCCCTCTATTAGTTTTTGATTGCAAGAATGAGAGATTTGTAGTCTTTAGAGTAAAGGACTGTTCGTTAAAAGCCTCTTTAATCTTTAAATTATTTAAAGTAAAGGTTATTGATACTTTAGTAAAAGGTAGAAGTATAGCTTTAGACTATAAAGAAGATTTAAAGAGTTTAAATAAAAATGAGAATGCTATAGGATTTAGTGTTCATAACTATAGATTAGTTCCTGAAACTTGGTTTTTAGTTTCAGAAGAAGTATTCTTAAAAAATGAAAGAGTATTATACGAGGTTATGTAATGAAGCGGTTAAAAGTAAGAGGTTCAGCTACTAGCCTGTTTTCTATTATGAAGGGGTCAAATTGCCCTTTAACAACAGCAATAGACTCTTATTTATTAACTGAAAAAGATGATGAAGGAAGAAAACATGGCTTTAATAGTCCTAGTGGGATAAAAGATTGTGTAAGGTCTCTTTATTATGTTAGAAAGTTTTATGACTGCACAAATGTAATAAAACCAAGAACAAAACGAGTATTTCATAATGGTAAAGATGTTCATACTAGGATACAAAATTGTTTAATAAAATCTGGTTTATTATTACAAGAAGAGCCACCAGTATTTAATGCAGAACTACAAATATTAGGGAATGCGGATGGATTGGCTTTAATCAATGGACATTTAGGTGTATTAGAGATAAAGTCAATTAATCATTGTGAATATGTAGGATTATTAGAACCTAAACCAGAACATATAAAACAAGCTTCAATTTATATGTATTGTTTTGAAACGATAAGGCAAGCAATGCAGAGTGAGGACTTTTGTGGGGAAGAACTTGCTAATAAATATTACTTATCTTTAGATAAATCTTTAAAAGTAAAAGAGCGGAAAAGCAGAAAACAAAGCTTTTTAAAAATGTTAAATCTTATAGAAGATTACAAAACCACTCCAATAGATAGCATTGATTTTTTGTATGAAAATAAAAATACACAAGAGATTAAAGAATTTATTGTTTATTGGGATGAGAGTATAATGCAAGAGATAAAAAGTAAATATACTTTTTTGAATGAATGTATAGCAAAAAACAGAATACCTGATAGACCAGAGGGTAGTACAAAAAGCGGTAGTTGTAAAAACTGTAAATATAAAGGAGTGTGTTATAGTGAATAAAATTCTTTCTAAGGTATTTTATGGATTAGGCATGTTATTAGGGGTAATAGTAATGTCTATTGTTTGTGTGGCTTTCAGTTTTTGTTTCTGTGTAGTGCCTTATTTAATATATACTTTTTTGCCAGTAACACTTAGTCCAGTTTTAATTTGGCTATTTGGCGCAATTTATTTAGTTACTGCTTTTTTATGCCTTTATAACTTTATGGTTCGGGGCAAAGCTTTTAACTTATGAAAGTATGGCAAATATTTAAAGAGTATGCTTGGATATTATGCATTTTTTTAAGTGTAGCGTGTTTTTATTTTTATAACAAACCGCCAGAGATTATTTATAAATCAGCAGTAAATATTGATAATGGCGAATTAACAGTTGAGGATATAAAACGTCCTCAAATTACATTAGATTCAAGTATTAAGGAACAAGCGAAAGTTCAAGTAATAGAAAAAAAAGATGAAACAGAAGCGGATTTAAATATAAAAGATAATTATAAATTTAAAGCTAATATAAATGGTAAAGAGATTGAAATTGTTCCTGATACTAAAGAAAATTTTGAGTTTAAAAAAGATGCTGTTAATATAGATAGAGATATAGAGATAGAATATAAAATTAAGACAACGACATTACAGCCTAATTTTGGTTTAGGATTGGGAATTGATTTTAATGGGAATCCAGCAATGAGTGCAAACGTGAAGCTTAAAAAAGCACCAGTATACTTTTGGGGAGCATCAAACTTCAAAGATTCACATATGATAGGAGTAGGTATTTATGGTGACTTTAATTGACAAGATTGAAAGTCAACTTTCACAAGAAGGTGTAACCCCTTTCTCCAATGAGAATATTGAAAGAGACTATTTAAAATTGCCAAGATATTTAGATGAGTTACCTGCCGCTGAAATAGGAAGGTATCTTCATGCTACAGTACAGCAAAGGGTATATGTAAGAACGCTAATATCTCAAACAAGAGCGTATTTAAGGGAAGCACAGAGTCAGTTAAATATGGAAAAAGCTTTAATTTATAAAAGTTTTCCAGTGAAAATGAGTCTTACAGAAAAAGAATTAAAACTTGCAGAATATCCTTCCGCTAAAGAGGCAATGGAAAGGGTGATATATTTGCAAGAAAGACTTGATTATTTAAAAGATGTGTTAGATAGCTTGGAAGATTTAAAATTTAATATTAGTAGAGAGCTGTCTAGACGTGGAGTAGACTTTACAGATGCTAACAGAAGTGCTAGGGTTGGTGTAGAGTGAAGCAAGTAGATGTTCTTAAAGAACGGTTAGAACTTTTAAAAAGATATGAACCTGATTCGGAAGAAATAGTAGAGTTAGAAAATCGGATTAAATTAAGTAAAAAAGCTAAATCCAGTAGGAGAAAAGGGGCATCTTATGAATCAAAGGTAAGGAAGCTTTTGGGCGAAAGATTTCCTGATTTAGATTTTTCAAGAGTTCCTTCCAGTGGTGGATTTCAAAAATCCTCAGCTAATACTTTGTTAAGAGGAGACTTAGTTAATCTAAATGAAGATTACGATTTCAAATTACATTTAGAACTAAAAAATCAAAATAGATGGCAAGTTAATACATGGTTTGAGCAAGCTGAAAGCGATTGTATTGAAGGTAAACTACCTATAGTCATTATGCATAGAACGCAGAAAAATGAAAATGGCAAGCGAATAGCAGAAGCAGATGATTTTGTATTTTTACGTTTAAAAGATTTTTTAGATATTCTAGATGATGGAAAAATAATCAAAAAATGTCTTGACAAAAAGACAAAAATGTGATATAATAATATTTGTAATAATTTTAAAAAAGCCTGTAAAGGGCTATAAAAGGAAAGAGGAAGATAGAATGGAAAAAACAGCTTTATTTAAAGTTTCTTCAACAAGTAATGCAAAAAGTGTAGCAGGCTCAATCAGCCACACATTGAAAGGTGACGGAGATACAGCACCAAAAGATGTAGTATTGCAAGCAATCGGAGCTAAAGGCTAATTGGCTCCCATCACAGTGATGTGATGAAAAATAGCGGGGAAGAAAACTGGAAAGCTGAGAAGCTAATCAGATTGGAAGGTTTAGTTTAAAAGCTAAACCACAAGCAGAGCATAGACAGTGAACCTCTTAGAGAATATAATCTGTCCACGAGTCCCCGCCGCTTATAACGAGGTTATATGAGTAAGAACAAAGGATTAAGAAGCGTAATTACAAAAGAATATTTACAAAGAGAATATCTTGAAAAAGGAAGAACGGCAAGTGACATAGGAAAAGAACATGATAAACTTCATGCTAAATTACGTTGGAAATCTGGGGCTTTTCGAGCGTTATAAGATGAAAAGATATGCCGAACTAACAGGAAACGAACTGTTAGAAGTAGAGGATAAAAAGCCTTTACGATAACATAATTGAGTGCCATTAATCAAACATGTAAAGCTATTGCTATTTCAAGAGGGCATTTAGCTGTGGCAGGATACGATGTAGTTACTAGAATTGGATTTGACGTTGTTGAAATTGATGGTGAAGAACGTACAATTTTGAAATTCTTCGTATCATTGAGATAACTCTGACTAGAGTATAACAGTCATAGCCCACCTAAATGGTGGGCTTTTATTTTAAGGAGGCATACTATGAACCAAGAACTCACATTAGCAGTTAGCAGTAGTTTTGAAGCTGCTCATCATTTAGTAAATCCAACAGCATTTAATGAAAAATGCCTTAAACTACATGGACATTCTTATAAGTATACTATCTTTTTAAAAGGAGAAGTACAAGATGGTGGTATGGTAGAAGATTTTGGAGCTATAAAGAGATATATTATAAATGAAATAACAAAGCTCTATGACCATTCAGATTTAAACAGATTTTTTTGTAATCCTACCGCAGAAATGTTAGTTTTAGATATGGCATGGAGAGTAGAAGCCTTAATAGAGGATAATAGTTTAAAAGTTAAACTGACCAAAATAGAATTAGCCGAAACGGATAATAATAGGGTAATATGGGAGTCACAGTAAATGTATATTACAGAGATTTTTAGTAGTATTCAAGGTGAGGGGAAGTATACAGGCTATCCTACTACCTTTGTTAGATTATTTGGTTGCAATTTATTTGAGATGTCTCCTAGCTATGCTTGTAAGTATTGTGATGAGAAACATTCAATGACAGGCAAACGAATAAAGATGCATTTAGGATTGGTAATGGATAAGATAGGGGCATTAGGAAATAAATATGTTTGTATTACAGGTGGAGAACCTTTAATGCAGGAAGAAACTATGCCTTTAGTTTATGAATTATTGTATAATGATTATATTGTTACAGTAGAAACAAATGGGACAATTCCTATAGAGCATTGTGAATATGTAAGAAGTTATTCATATTGTATGGATGTTAAATTACCTAGTAGCAGAACAGTATTAGCACCAGATTTAAATTGTTATAAGAATTTAGGAGAGCTAAAAGTAAATGATGAAGTTAAGTTTGTTATTTCTAATATCCATGATTATGAAGAAGCAAAACGGATTTTAAAGAAATATAAAACTAAAGCAAGCCTTATTTTTTCTCCTGTGAATTGTGATTTAGAATTAGCAAGAGAAATAATGGGTTGGTTAATGAAAGATAAACTAAAAGCTAAATTAGGATTACAAATACATAAATTATTAGAAATTAAATAGTAAAAATCTATTGACAAATATGGATTTTTATGGTATAATGGGAGTATAGTATGAAGATAGAAAATGTTAGAATATATGGTTTGCCAGAGAGCTTAATAGCCTCTGGCTATCCTATGTTATCTACAGAATTAAATGAAGAGGAATTTTTAAAGGAAGTAGAAGCGACAGAAAAAATAATTAAAAATAAATCTGGCAGTAATAAACATATAGAAAGAGGTATTAGATTAGGCAATTCTCCTTTAGGTAGCGGACATAATTGTGCTTTAAAGGGAATTACAGTACAATTTGATTTAACTTTGCCTCAGTATACATGGCAACAGTTACAAAGATATCACTATATTGATTTTATAAGTTCAATGAGCAAAATGCATCGTATTACAATGCTTGATTTAGATAAACATTGTCCTTTAGTGGATAATGAATTATTAAAAATTTCACAAAGATATGTAAATGCTTATAAAAAAGGTGAGATTGGCATAGATGCTTGTTTATCTAATATTCCTATGGGATTACAGATGACAGCACGAATGACTACAAACTATTTACAACTATTATCTATTTATCATCAAAGAAATACTCATCGTTCAGATGAATGGAAAGAGTTTTGTTCTTGGGTAAAAACACTGCCTATGTTTAAAGAGTTGTGTTTAAAAGGAGAATAAATGTATGGATTTAAACTCTGTTAATATAACAGCTACACAAGTAGCTAAAAATTATTTTTCAGCTTATGTTGAAAATGGCTTTATTTATTCTTATAGTGTATATGGTGAAAGACAACAAGTTGGTGTTACAAATGATGCTTATACTGCTTTACAGAAGACAGCGCAAGAAGCTTTAGATAAAGCTGAAAAGTATTATCAACGATTAGTAGAGTTAGGAGATATAGTACCTCCTAAAACATCAGAAGAAACTATTGCAGAATTGATGTCTGTAGTTAGTGAATTACGTAATGAGATAAGAGAAATGAAGACAGTTCAACATAAGGGGGATTCAAATGAATCTATTAAGTATACTGAAAGCTCTGGGAATAAAAATTTCCCCACAAATAGAGGAAGCTATAGCAAAGGCACAGCAACTGGCAAATAACTATGGCAATTCTAAAGAGGGCTTTATAAAAGCAGTTAATGAAAATGGTGGAACAGAATCTTTAACAAAAGCCTTAGCAACATTAGATAATCCAAATGTTGCTAGAGTTTTAACAGCGTTAGGACACCCACCAGAGTCTATAAAACAAACAGTTAATAGTCTGGGAGCAATAACTCCTACACCACAACAAACTCCTAATAATCAAAATATTTCTAATGAGATTAGGTCTTTTGAAGAAAGGCTTAAAAGATTAAAGTAGTAATACTTTAGTTATATATTTTAAGGAGTGATTTTAAGTGGATGAAAAAATGAATTGGGGCTTTATCATTCTTATCTTCTTGTTCTTTATGATTTTTGGAGGATGGGGTAATGGTGGTCTGTTTGGTGGCAGAGGTGGAGAATGCGCTGGTTGTAGTGTAGTTTCTAACTGTCAAGTAGAAAAACAGCAAATCATTGATACAGCTAGAACTCAATACATGATTGAAAACACTGCAAAACAAACTCAAGAACAGGCAATGGCTTTAGCTAATGCTCTTGGAACTAAAATTGATTTCTATGAATATCAAAATCTGCGTGACCAACTGGCACAAGAAAGAACTAAAAATGTGGTTCTGGAAAATCGTGTTTATAGTGATGCTAAATTTAATGCACTGGAAAGACAGAATGAAGCTATGTTTGGCGTATTAAAATCTGAAATTGCAGACTTGTCTTGCAATGTTCCGAAACGTCCTCCATACTATGCACAAGGTTTTGTAACTTGTGGTTCTCCAATTCCTAATGGATGTTGCAACTAATCTTTTGAAGTTCCGCTTATTTGCGTGATTGAGGGGTAGGCGGTATGCCTACCTCTCTTTTTATATTAAGGAGTGATTATTAATGAATTGTAATTGTACAAATATTTTAGCCTCTACTTCTATTACATCAGAAGCTAATGATATTGATATCGTGGTTCCAAGCAGAACTATTTATAATGGTCAATGTGAGAAGTTATTAATACAACAGGCAATTCCTGTAAGTACAAATGGAAATGCAGTTCCTGTAAAATTAACTATTGGCGATGCTTCTGTTTTATTATTAGACCGTTGTGGAAACGCTGTTTTTTCTGACCAATTAAAATCAAGAAAAATCTATGATATCAGATTTCACACAACAGCTTTAACAGCTACTATTCTGTGTTCTATTCCAAACTGTACTAGCGGAGTAAATACTGTATTTAATCCTGCAACACCTCCTTCTGAGCCTGTTCCAAGTAATTAATAGACAGGAGGATTAGCTATGAAACTAGATTTAGTGTCCTTAATGTTAGGTTTTGGTGTTGGTTATCTAGCATTGACAGAATCAGGTAGAAAACAGTTAATAAAAGTAAGCAATCAAGGTGGGGAATTAGTAAATAAGCTTACAGATAAGTATATAGGCGAGCCTATCAGTAAAGCATTAGGGGGAATAGAAAATGTCACACATGAAGAAGTCGTTAATGCACCTGACGAAGAAGCAAAACTGGATTGATGATTTAGTTGAAATATTAAAATGTAGATTAAAATATCCTACAACAGATTTAAAAGAAGTTTATGAAGATATAGAAGAAGACATTTATTTATGTGTTAATGGCGAGCATTTTGATGAGGACTTAGCGAAACAAGCCGTTAGTGAGATGATAAATGCAGGTGGTACAACTGGCGAGAAATGGAGCAAGGAGCGTACTGATGAGGCTGCTCGGATTGTCGGCATCACTGAAAACCTCTGGGATTTTTACTATGTTATTAATATGTACTACAGCGATTACAACACAGTTATCGGTGAAGATATTACAATGGCGGCGAAACTCTCTAAAGCGTTCATTGAAGATGTAGATGTTCCAGAAGGAAAAGCTTATAGATACTACAAATATGTAGTTAAAGATGAATAATTGCGGAAATAATAATGGTCTTCTGGATACTTTAGGAGCTTTGGGTGATTTATTAGGCATATTAAACTACATAGAAAATTTACAACAAACTAAAAATGATGTTATAATGAAAGAACTAAGAAAGCAGGATAGTGTATATTTTAAGCAAATATTAGAGAATCAAGCAAGAATTGAAGAAAAGTTAGATAAGTTACTTGACAAGCAAGAGTAGTTATGATATAATAGAGGTGTAGTCAAGGCTACGCCTCTATTTTAATTATAAGGAAGATTAAAATGCAGAAATTTAAATTGAGAAGTAACGACCTAGATACTTTATATAGTATCTTTAAACATAGTTCATTAACTCCCTTAGATATAAAGCAGTTAAGACAAAATAAATTTTTCTATACTTATACGCCACGAAGAGCAATGGAAAGAAATGAAAGAGTTTTTGTTAGAGTGGCAGATACTTTTGACTGTCCAATATTGTTTAATATGGCAGGTAGAAACTTTCTATATTTTTTTAAGGAAGTTAATGATAGGGATGAGTGGGAATGATAAAAAATAAAATTAGCAAAGAATTTAAGGAATTTTATGGATGGGAGTAAGAAACATGAAAATTATAGCAGTAGATTTTGATGGAACATTATGTGAAAATAAGTACCCAGAAATAGGTGAGCCTGTTATTGGGTATTATCGAGGGTGGAAAGGTGATAAATACTTTTCTTGTCGTTTTCATTTTATTAAGCTTTTAATAGCTTTGCAAGAAATGGGGAATAAAATAATTCTTTTTACTTGCAGAGGTGGTGAACAATTAGAAGAAGCTGTAAGTTGGTGTGATAATCTATTTGGATTAAAGTTTGATGCAGTTAATAATGATGTAGAAGAAACTTTACAAAGGTATGCTCCGACTCTTGAATTAAGAAATCAATTATCTGCTACAAGAAAGATTTATGCAGATGTTTATATAGATGACAGAAATTTAAATGCAGATGAATATTTAGAGAAGAATTTAATTTTATTAGATGCAAAATCTTTATATGATATGGGGATAACAGAAAATGCTACAGAATTTTTAATTGAAAGGGTGTTGAATAAATGAGAAAAATAGTTGTGGCTGGTACAAGAGAATTTAATGATTATAGATTATTATGTGATGTTTTAGATTTTCATATAAATGGTGAACAAGTAATTATAATTAGTGGTAATGCTAAAGGAGCAGATTCAATGGGAGAGGTTTATGCTTCTTCTCATAATTTGAAATGTGTAAAATTTCCCCCTGATTATGAAACTTATCCCTCTAAAGTAGCTCCATTAAAAAGGAACGAGGAAATGGCAAAGGAAGCTACAGAAGGAATTATATTTTGGGATGGTGTTTCAAGAGGTACTTGGAATATGATTCAGCAATTAAGAAAATATAAGAAAAAAGTAACTATTATTAACTATAGGAAGTTGGCATAAAATGGACAATTGCGAATTTTATTTATTATATAGCGGTGGGTATGATAGCACTGTGTTGCTTTATGATTTTATTGATAAATTACCTAATAAATTGACGGTAATACATATTGTTACTCAGTATAATCAAGAAGAAACAAAAGCGGCAAGAAAAATAATTGAATTAGTAAAAGATAAAATTCTTAACTATATTGAATTAGAAATGCCTGTTTACAAAACAGAAATAGAATACATTCCTTATAGAAATGCTCAATTTATATTAAGAGCACTTTCAACCTTGACAATTAAAGCAAGATGTGCTATAATATTATTAGGGTTGATAAAGGTAGAGGAACCTTTCCCTGATTGCACACAATATTGGTTAAAAACAATGGAGAAATTAGTTCAAGTAGAAAATCCTCATATTGGATTAGAGGCACCTTATATCAATAATACTAAAGATGAAATTTATACCGTAGGATGCAAGTTTAAGGTTCCTTTAAGAAATACTTTTAGTTGTAACTTTCCTGTAGATGGTGCAGAATGCGGGGAATGTGGAAACTGTAAATGGAAAGCAAAACATAAATATCCTAATTATTTTAGAGTTATAGAAGGAGGTAAAAACAATGTTTAAAATTATTAATGGTAAGGGAACAGGTTCTAACACGCAAAAGAGTGCAGTGAATACCTCCCCACAAGTAAAGATTACTAGCCCAGCAACAAGAAGAAGTTTATCTTGGCTTAGAAGGGTGCAAACAAGTTTAACTCCAAGAACAAAAAAAGCTTTGGATTGGTTAGAAGCCAATAGTGTTAGATTACCTAAATAATAGGAGAATTAGTTAATGAAAAATGGATATACGTTATTTCTTTCTGGCGTTGAACCAGAAGAAAATTTCTATACTGCAATAGACGTTACTTCTAGTCTATTGCAGTCTTATTGGTATATAAAGCGGCGTGGAAAAGATAAAATTGTAGAACGTTTTGATAAAGTTAAGAAGAACTCTTTGTTAATTGATAGTGGAGCACATACCTTTCTCACTTTAGCAGAATATCAAGATAAGACAGTAGATTATTGGGAAGAGTATATAAAAGGGTATATAGCTTTTGTAAGAAAACATAGAGAAAAAGTATTTGCTTGTGTTGAAATGGATATAGATACTTTAGTAGGAACAGAACAAGTAAATAAATGGAGAGAAGAATACTTTCATTCTTTAGAGGAAGAGGGCATTCCTGTTATTTATGTTTATCATGCAGAAAAAGGATTGGAAGAGTGGGAAAGAATGTGTAAAGCATATCCCTATGTAGGATTCTCTTATAATGAATTTGAAGATGCTATTTTAATTGATAAATTATTTGAAATAGCAATGGAATATAAAACTAAAGTACATGGTTTTGCAGTATCGGGGTATAGGGAATTATTAAAACATGAGTATTATACAAGTGACAGTACAAGTTGGATTACAGGAGCTCAATATGGAGAATTAAACTATTTTGAAGGTGGAAAATTAAAGCGGTTAACAAAAGAGAAATGGAAAAATGAATATTATGCAAAAATACTTGATTTATGCACAAGTAAAAAGTTACTAGAAGCAGAGGCTCCTTATGAATTAATGCGTATTAGTGCTTTAAGCTATAAGAAATTAGAAGAGCATGTAAATGATATATTTAGAGGTAAAAGATATTGGGTTGGAAGAAAGGAAGTGTCTAAAGTAGCGAGTAAGGAAAATTTACCGCCAGTAGAATGGTTTTCAACTGATATGGAAGATTGGCAAGAATGGGCACAGAAATTAAATATAGATACTAACCTTCCTGATGAAGCAGGTAAATCATTAGTTGTTGCCTGTTACAATTTTGTGACAGATAATCCTATTATAAATGAGTATCCTCTTGAAGAGTTAATTGACTTATGTGGGCTTTTTGGTGATAAGAAGTCAAATACTCTTACCAAGTGCCGAAAAGCGCTTAAAGAGCACTTTACAGCTCTCTTAAAGGGCAGTATGGATTTATCCACTTTGACAGAAGAAGAAGTAGAAGAGAAAAAAAATGTAGCTCCAAAAGAGCGGGAAGAGTATGTTCAAGAAAAAGAGTATGTAGAATGTACTGTTAGCAAGGAAGAGTGTCAAGGTTTATTAAAAGGATTATTAACTTCTGGTGTGACAGATGAAGCAGAGAAAGCTTTAATTGAACAGGGAATAGAGCCTATTTATGATGAGAATGGAAATATTAAAGCAGGTATTAAACGAATAAAGAAAAGAAAATCTTTAAGTTCAAGTGTGATGCCAGAGTTAAGTTGCAATATTTGTACTAAAGCACGGAGATGTCCTTTATATGAAGAAGGAATGCTTTGTGCTTATAATAAAATGTTTAAGCAATTTGATACAAGAAATCCCGAAGATGTAGTAGATGCTATGAGCAGTATTGCAAATTTAAGTTTAGAAAGATTATCAAGGGCTGTAACATTTGAAAAGTTAGATGGTGGCTTAAATACTAAAGAAGTAACAGAGACAATGGCAGAAGCATGGAAATATCTTGAAAAGATACAAGAAATTCAAACAAAGAGTGATAAAGTTATAGCAGAGCGTAGAGTTGTAACTTCTTCTAATGGCGATGTAGAAGTAAGAGAAAGTGTAACAGGAAATCCGCAAGGTTTATTGTCTGAGATTCTAAAAACAAAAAAAAGTTGACAATAATCCCTTAATATGGTATAATAAAACTATATTAAGGGATTTTTTTTTAAGAGGTGGTAATAAATGAAGATAATTAGTTATGGAAAAAGATTTAGATTATTAGAAAAAGAGTATATTGAAGACAGGTTGTTTTCTAAAGGGTCAATATTTATGGCTACAGGATTAATTAGTTTTAAGGGTAATAATCTGTTCCGTGTTTATAATCCTGATGGCAGTTTAAAACAAAATTTGCATACTGGTAATGGACATGTAAATTTTTCTTTAAGTTTATCTCCTATATCAAAAGATGAGCTTTTAGCATCGGAAGAATGTTATTGGTTTTTAAATGATATAGAATTAAGAACTTATTTTAAAGAAATTGTCTATGAGGAATGGGAGTAAGAGTTATGAAAAAATACAAAGAAACTTTTATAACAAAAAGTCAGTTTTCTGATGGATTAAGGACTTTTCCTAAAGGAACAATATTTGAAAGCACAGGAGTTTTTTGTGGCAGTGAAACACTTTTTTGTGTTTACTATCCCGATGGAGTTCCTTATGATTGTTTACATGATGGCAATAGTGCCCAAATAATGCTTTTTAATAGAACACCTATAACATTAGCTGAAATTCGAGCACAAGGTGATTGTCATTGGTATGTTAGAGATTATGATATTAATGAATATTTTATACCAAAATCATCTTTAGAATGGGAGTGAAAAAATTGAGCATAATACTAGGAGAGTATTTTATAGTTACTAGTCCTTTCAAACATGATGGTAATGTATTTCACAGAGGTGATTTATTGCGGGTAATTAAAATATATGATAGTTGGTCTAAAGTTTTAGTTTCCAACAAATCTTGGATAACAACTAAAGCAGGGCATACAGACACAGAAAATCAATATAGTTTTGGTAGGGGAACAAATTGGAATATTGATATAGAGTATTTATTTGAAAATTGTGTTTGTAGGTCAGAATGGGAGTAGAGGAGATGAGATATAAAGCAGGAGATGTAGTAAAAATTGACAAAACAAGATTTGTTATAGAAAGAGTTACTAAAAAAGGCTATATTTTATTTCCTCATATAGGATTTTTCGTAAAGGATTGCCAAATAAATAAAAAAATTAAAGTGAAGAAATCTTATGAATTAGGAGATAAATTCAAATGTCTATGTGACTTTAGTTCAGGGACTTCTGTGGCGAAAAAAGACAAACATTATATTTGTACACAGAAATTTTCAGATGGCACATATATGCTTACAAGAATAAAAAATAAAGAAGAGAAATTAAGAGTGAATACAAATCAGATTCATGCTTATTTTAGACATTATTTTGGAGGTTGGGAATAGTGCCAATAGGAACAAGAGTAAGAATAAGAGAAGATTTAAAAACTACAGAAACTTATGGTGGTGTAAGAGTTATAGAAGATATGCTAGTTTATGCAGGTAAAGAAACAACAATAATTTGGCATGAAGCTAATGTATATCATATACTTTTAGATGATGGTTTTTACTATTGGACAGATGAAATGTTTATTAGTGAATGGGAATAAAAAAGTCTTGACAAAATAAAATAGTTGTGGTATAATAAGTGCATAAGATATTGAAAGAGAGGTTATAACATGTGTATTATAATTTATAAACCAGCAAAAGCTACACTAAAAAAAGAAACATTAAAAACAGCATTTGAAAACAATCCTGATGGTGCAGGATTTATGTACCAATCTGATTTACTTGAAGCTCCTAAAATGCAAAAGGGATTTTTTGATTTTGATAAATTTTATGAGGCATATGAGAAAGTGGCTGAAAGTGATAAAGGTTATAATATTGCTGTTCATTTTAGAATTGCAACGCATGGAACTGTTAATAGTTTAAACTGTCATCCTTTTATTGTTAAAGAAAGTGTTGAAAAAACTATTAGCGAAAAAGGACAGTATAGTTCTTTATTTATGCAAAATGGTGTTATTAAAAGTATTTCTGTAAATAAGAAAGATAAATATAGTGATACTTGTAATTTCACCTATAAAATTATGTCTAAAATTAAAACATTAACAAGCATGAAGATAAAAGATATTCTGGAAACTATTGAATCTCCAAGTAGATTTTGTTTAATGCAAGAAGGGCGAAAACCTTTATTGATTGGTAGTTTCAAAAAAGATGGTGGAGTAAGTTTTAGTAATGAATCCTATAAAGAAATAAAAACTGCTATTTCTTATCCTACTACTTTTGAAACTTATTTACTTGCATTCGAAGATTGCGATGCAAAAGATATTAGAGATATTGAAACAGAACTTAAAGATGACCAATGTGGAATTATTGATGCTTATAATGTAGGAGATGTAACTTTCTTTGAAACGAACTATCTCCCTATTAGAGAAAAGATTGCAGGTAAAGAATTTCGATGTTATCGTTGAAAAGTCTTGACAAAATAAAATAGTTGTGGTATAATATAAATACACTAAAAATAAAGGAGATAATAGTATGAATTTTCGCATTAACGATGTAGTAACATTAAAACAAGGATTGACAGGTGAAAAAGAAAAGTATAGCGGCAAGACTTTAATGATTCGAGCTATTTCCGAAGGGCATTACATTATGAAAGTACCTAATAAAACTGCGCCAAAAGATAATCGTGAACTTATGGATGTAAGTTTTAATGATGCTGATATTCAATTAAATCCTTTAGAAGTAAAGGTAGAAACTGAATCTGATGGAATTATTGATATTATGGCTAAAAATTCAAAAGATGAATGGATTGCAATTTTACGGTTACAGGATGGAGAATTATTGCGTAAAAAAGATTTAGCAAAACAAGGTTTTTCTGGCTTGAAGTTAGACTTTAAAGGAAGACTTCGGTTAGTAACCAGTTATTAATGTTACCTGAATATATAAGTGCTGAAAATGGAATAAAGTATGTGCCTTTTACTGGCAATATTTTATTCCTTAAAAGTATATTATATGAACACAATAATTTTCCAATAAGATTACTTTTAGAAGAAGAACAATTATCAGCTTTTATCATTGTTTATGTAACAGCAAAGAACTTAATTTGTGTGGATACAAGTTCAGAAGGTAAATTGTTTGAAAGTATTTTAAAAATACCTGTTAGCACTTTAAAAGAGCGTGTGTTTGAGGGAATAAATTATGAAATTTACATTAAACAAACTGCTTTAGGAGAGTAGCCAATGAAAAGATATCACATAGCAGTAAAATTTGATAAAGAAAAGATAGCAAATATAGATTTCTGTAAATTACATTTAATATTTACTAAACATTTTAAACAAAGAGCATGTTTAAAAAGGATTCCTAAGCCTTATAAAGCTCTGTTAAAAAGGGGTAAGATTTTTGAGTATTATACAGATGATAATGAAAATTTGCTTAAATTTGTCATACGTTGTAAATACAACGAAAATTGTGATGTTTGTTATGTGTTAACTCCTACTGGCAGGGTTATTACTGGTTGGTGGCAAGATACAAATGATAGTCATTCAACATTAAAAATAAATTTATATGAAAGGTGATAAGAATATGAATAAGAAAACTGATGAAATCAAAAAAAGTGGAGATGAAGATTTTCAAGCATTTGTAGACCTTTGTTCTGCTATTATGCTTGGTGAGGATAAGAGAGCAGAATCAGTAATGAGAAAAGCAGTAAAGAAAGCGACTAAAGAACTTGATAATATTGATATCCCTAAAGGTTATACTATTGATACTGAACGTTGGAAGCAATTTCCTCAATTAGAATCAGGAATGCTGGTTTTTGTTTCAAATGGTTGCTGGGGCAAAATTTCCGAAGATTACGAAACTGGTCGTCTTTATTTTTATCGTAAAGGAGGAGCAATTTCTTTAGGTGAATTGCAAAAACAAACTGGAAAAGGTTTAGAAGAATTATTTATAGAAGTATACGTTCCTAAGAATCAGTTTGCAATTCATTCATACAATCCTGAGAATTTTAATTTGCATTATACTTGTTTGAAAAAGAAACCTGAAAAAGTGCGTATTTCTTTAGCAGAATTGTTGAAAAGAGCAGGGTTAGAAGGAAAGGAAGTTGAAATTCATTAATGTTTGGATGTGCGGCTTGTTTAACGATTTTTTTATTCACTATTAACTTATTAGGCTATGTCTCTTTAAGTTATTGGATTATTTTCGCACCAGTTATTTTTGCCTTTGGCATTACAGCTCTTTTTGGACTATTTGCAGTAGGTATTATAGCGACAATGGATTATATTGTTACATCAGAAAGGTTTAAGGAATGGAAGGACTTACACAAACAAGAAAAGAATTAATAGAATCTGCTATTAAGCTTCTTTTAGATTGCGATGATTATGAAGGTTTAAATTTTAAAGAATATGATACGACACAAGAAATAGTAGAAATTCCAAGTAAAGAATTTGAGCTTTTACACAAACTTTCCCGAATTGGAAGTTTGTTTGTACTTTCTATTTTAGAGAGTGAGCAAAAATAGTTTGACAAAATCCCTTACATGTGATATAATGCATATGTAAGGGATTTTTACTAAGGGGGCTTACAAATGATGCCAATAGGAGCAGAAGTAAAAATAAGAAAAGATTTAAAATTAGGTGTACTTTATAAAAACAGAAATAATAAACGTGCTATGCATGCTTGTAGAGGCATGTTATTATTGGCAGGTAAAAAAGCGTTTATAACAAATAATGTTAATAATATTTACTCTATAGATAATAGTTTTTATTATTGGACAGATGGAATGTTTGAAACTGAATGGGAATAAAAAAGTCTTGACAAATTTAAAAGAAAATGATATAATACATTTATCAAATCAAAAGGAGATGTAAAAATGTTAAATTGCAAAATTTGTGGTAATGAAATTAGTGGAACTTATACAATTTATCAAAAAGACGGAGTAGAATATCCAGCACATATTGAATGCGTTGAAGAAAATAAGCAACATTGTGATGAGTGCAATAAATTTTTTGATAGAGAAGATTTAAAAACTACAACATTAGGAAACCATTATTGCCCAGATTGTTTGTCTGAAAAAACTGTAGTTTGTGGAAAATGTGGTAAACACGTAGAAAATGCACCATTGAAAAGAGTAAATAGTGTATCTTATTGTCAAGAATGTTTTGAACAGAAATGGGTATATTGTGCAAAATGTGGTAAAAGGGTTTTAAGAAGTAGAGCAAAAAATTTAAATAATACACATTATTGCGCTTCATGTGCTAGTTCTGTTGTTAAGGTAGAAAATTATAGTTACAAACCTACCCCTATATTTTGTGGTGTAGATAGTTCTCGTTATTTTGGTATTGAAGTCGAAACTGAGGGCAGAGAAAATAATCTTTATGCGGAAGAAATTATTGGAGATTCAAAAATTTTCTATGCAAAACATGATGGCAGTTTAAATGACGGAATTGAATTTGTAAGTCATCCTTGCACTCTTAACTATTGGAGAGAGGAATCCAAGCTTGATGAATTTTGCAAAAGGGCGATTGGTTTAGGGTTTAATTCTCATAAAACTACTTCTTGTGGATTGCATGTTCATATTACTAAATCTACAGTAGAAAGGGAAGCTTTTGAAAAAGTGCTTCTGTTTTTGAGTAATAACTGGGATGATGTGGTGAAATTTACACGCCGCAAAAGTTCCAGCATTAATAGATGGGCGGCTAATAATTTAGGGGATGCGCCAATGATTAAAACTTGTACTCTTGCACAAAAAATGAAATTAGTAAAAGAGTATTCTTCTGGCAGTCGTTATGTAGCAGTAAATGAAACATCTAAAACATATGAATTCCGTATTTTTAGGGGAACTTTAAAACCTGAAACTATTTTAGCTTGTATTGAGTTTTGCGATGCTCTTATCAATTTATGTGCTAGTTTGCCTTTTGCAAACATTGAAACAGCTAATTTTAATACTTTAATGGAGTTTGCAAAACCTAAAGGATGCTATAAAGAGCTTGTAGAATATTGGGAAACTCGAACAATGAAGAAGAATGTTGTTATTGGATAAAAAACTTTTATACTTAAAGAAAGCAGAGTGATATAAATGTGTATTGTAATTTACCAACCTAAAGGAAAGCAAGTGCAAAAAGCAATTTTACAGAAAGCATTTGAAAACAATCCTGATGGTGCAGGATTTATGGTTCAAAAAGATAAAGAAGCACCATATATGATGAAGGGATTTTTTGATTTTGATAAATTTTATAAATCATATCTTCCATTTTCTAAAGGGGATTATAACGTAGCAATTCATTTTAGAATTGCTACACATGGAACAGTAAACAAAGATAACTGTCATCCATTTAAAATTTCTTCTGATATTGCTGATACTGTTTTATTTAATGGCAGGGCAGATTCGCTGATAATGCATAATGGCATTATTAGTAGCATTATGACACCAAGAAATCTGCCATATAGTGATACAATGAATTTTATTGCAAAGATTTTATGTTGGATGAAAGACCTTAAATCTAAAGATTTGACAGAAGTATTAAAAAACCTCGAAAGTTATTCAAAGTTTTGTATAATGAGAAAAGGATTTGACCCCATTCTAGCGGGGCTTTTTATTGAAGATAGAGGTATTTTTTATAGCAATTCAACTTATAAATATAGTTATGTTAATACTTTTCAAAATTGTAAAACTTATTTAAATTAAGGAGGGTAAAAATGGAAACGAGAAATTATATAAGCGAAGAGCTTTTTCAAAAAATGAAAGAAGCTTTAACTAAAAATGATGATACATTTTGTGATTTTTCCAGTGATGTAACTGTTATGTTAACTGTTCCAAAAACTTTAAGTAAATTTACAGTTTCCAAGAAAGTATTTCGTATTCGTATTAAAGATAATTGGTTTAGTGTAGATGCCAAAAGATTAAAAAGTCTCTCCTATGCGATACTAAATAAAAGATTAAATAGAACAATATTAGCGGCAGAAGATGCTCCTGATGAAATCATTGCTTTTTGCGAATGAAAACATTTAGAGGAATAATGGAAGTATCGTCACAAGTGTGCATAGGGGATATTTTTAATCCAAATCTTGTATTTGATACTTCCAAAGGTATTTATAAATGTTATGTAGAAGAAGAAAATGCTGAAATTATAGCAATATATCTAATAAAAGAAGGATATAAAAATCCTGAAATAACAAATAACTATTCTATCATTCTTAGTCCTTCAACTTTTATTGGATTTTTTAACAACGATTACAGTACAAAAAAAGCACAAAATATTAAAGAAGCAAGTCAATATGAATTACCTAAAGAATATGTAATAGAAAACGCATTAAAAAATTCAATTATAAATTTGCCTATTGTAACTTTAAAATATTTTGTAGCCTGTTTAAAAACAAAAAATTATGTATTATATAAAGGCAAACATGGATTTAAAATAGCGAAATTGGAGGAGTGCTTATGATAGAAACTTATCAAAGCTCAAATGACATTAGTTTTGGAGATGTATTTAAATTTGTAAAAGATTGCTATTATAAAGGCATGAGAATTCCTAAAGGGACTTTAGCTACAGTAACTTTTTCTATACCTTATAAGGGTTATTGGACAGTAAAAGTAAATGAAGTAATGGTTCAAGTCAGAGAAGATGATGTAGTTTTCCATGCTTCTTTGAAGGATTGTTTAAAAGTAGGGACAGTAGTATCATTTTACAATATGGGTAAAAAAGTAAAAGGAGTAATTGAGAATTTAGAAAATACTAAAGAGGCTAAGATTATTACAGGACATAATTGTTATGTCGTTTTACCTCTTACAAGACTTTCTTTACTTCTACCAAGAACTAAAGATTGGTCTTACGTAAAAAAAGATTAATTATACAGCAAATAAAGATTATTATTAAAGTATCTAATACACATTATAGACGTGTATTTTAAAACTTAATAAATTTAATCTTTATTTGCTGTTTTTATTTTTATTAAAATGGAGCAGAAAATAACAAATGCACATTATTTTAAACATACCTTTCAGACGCATATATTTGACCTCTGAGGAGTTTTATAGAGTTTTAGGGAGGATTACTCTTGCGAAGAATAAAACTCCTCAGAAGTGAAATTTGAGCATTAAATTAAAAGTTGACAATAGAAATTGAGTATGGTATAATAAAGGCGAGGTGAAGATATGGAAAAATTAACAAAAGTAATGAAAAATGGAAAACTTTATAGGATTTTATTAAATGTTAGTGGATATTGTGTTATTCAAGATTTAGAAACAAATGCGATTGAATTTGCAGATGAAAAAGAATTGGATTTTAAAAAAGGAGTGAATGAAAATGATTAGTCCGTGGACAATTTATTGGTTAGGAGTTTTAGAGTCTTTACAGAATACTATTTTTATGATTTTAAGTGTATTTACTATAGTGCTTGTTATACGTGGAATCAATGAACTCACAAAAGATTCAGAAGAAAGGAAAGACTTCGGCACATTAAAAAAGAGCATTATAATTTGGTTGGTTATACTATTTGTGATGAACTTTATTCCATCAAAAGAGACAGTAAAGAAAATATATTTGATTGATAATCCAACAAGTAAAATGACTCTTGAAGTATTGGAGGCTGTAAAAGAATGATTTTGACTACAATGATTCCTTTTAATATTGGAGATAAAACAGAAATTTTAAAAGAATATTCTCCAAACCCTTCTTTTGGTTTGGATGTAGGGGAAACAGATACATCTTTCAGGGAAGTATTAGTTATAGATGTTAAAATAACTGTTAAAGGTAATTTGCAAGTTTTAGTTGAATTTTCTGATTTAACAAGGACATGGATTTCGATTAGCCTTTTTCGTTCATGGAGGCAATTACATGATAAAGTTTAAATATGAGAAAGCAACAGATACTTTACCTATCAATGGTATTTTAGCTTGCACTATTAATGGATTACTAGAGAAAGATTTATTTAAGAAGCTTATAGAGAAATCGTCATTAGACTATACAGAGCAGGAAGTAAATAAAAGTTATATTTATCGCATTAGTGTCACTACTTCTAAAGATTTAGAAAAGACATACTCTTTAGTTCATTCATTTGGGCTTTATTTAGGCGAATTTAATACTTTAAGGATGTGAAATAATTTGATAAAAGAATTTAAAGTAACAATTAAAAAAACAGTTGAATATACTACTTATTTAACTCTTAATCATTTACAAGATGCTTATGAAGAAGCCGAGCGGGAAATGGATAGATTAGATATTAGTGAATATGAAGAAGTAGATAGTGAAATAACAGTGGAGGAGCAATAAAATGTTGTGCTATAAAGATATGTCATTTTGTTCTGCTAGCTACAAAGAAGCAGAAAAACCTTGTATTTGCACTGAATGTTTTAGGCATTTAAGCAAAGTTCCTGAAAATTTGCCTGATTATATGCCAGTAGCTGTATCAGATTTTTCTAAAACATGTGAGGATTATAAATATGAGAAAATTTGAAATAGGAGATAATGTTTTAATAAGAACAGATTTAGTAGTAAATCAGATATACAAGACTGATAGCGGAGCTCCACGTGCTTATTTTACAAAACAAATGACAAAATATAAAGGAAAAAAATTATTAATAGTAGGCAAGGATTATAAAGGTTATATATGTTCTTATAATGGAGAAATTCTTGATTGGAGTTTTGTCGAGGAAATGTTTGACGATGTATGGGAATAAAAGGTATTGACTTTTAAATTTTACTATGGTATAATAAAACCATAGGAGGTAATAAAAATGACAAAAGTTGAATTATTTAATAAATTTTTAGAGGATAGTGATGCAACATTAACAGTATCTTTTTTATTTTGTAAAGAAAATTATGGTTTATTTTTCAAACGTAGAAATTTAGCTTGTATCTTATCTTTATGGCATTTTCAAATTTTAATTCATAAAGGTGATTTATTAAAATATTGTTCAGAAAAATTAAAGGAGCGTAAATAGAAATGGAAACAGTACAATTAGAGCAAATAGCAAATAACTTAATAGCTAAATTAGAACCTGCA